GTCCGGACCAGCGGAATCAGGAAAAATGTCCGGCTTGTCCGCGCGGTCACCAGCGAGCGAGCATCGCCCGTCTCATCGCGGCGCGTCGACTGCGGAGCCGGTTGGCCTTGCGAGCCCCAGCGGCTTCGTTGCAGGCGACGTGCTCGGGGCCGCGGTAGATGGTGCGGTCGTGGTCGTCATGGCCGAGCTGCCATGACGAGCGACGCTTGCCATCGCGGTTGACCAGTGGCCGCGGGTCGATCCACAGGCCGCATCGCCAGCAGTCGACCTGGCCTGCGTCGACGAGCGGCTTCCACCGTGCCCGCTCGGCGACGTGCTCAGCGCCGTAGCCACGCTCTGCCCGACTGCCGTTGTTGCGGGCCACGCTCACCCGATCTTCAGCGGCGTGACGACGGCGAGGAGCCACAGCTCCAGCCCGAGCACGAGGAAGAACCCAGGCCATGAGCGCAGGATGGCGTGCCACACCGCTGACACGGCGAGGCAGGCCAGGCCGAGGGTCATCAGCACCTCGTCCATCACGCCTCACGCCTCCCGGACGCCGACCTCGGGCAACAGCCCGAGGTCGTCGAACTCGCCCTTGCGAACACCCTCCAGGAAAGCCGCCCATGACTCGGGCGGGACCCGCAGGACGGGGCCGGGGTGCTCGGTCTCCCGCAGGGCGACGTGCCCGTCATGCAGGGACCGGGCCTCCAGACAGCCGGACGTGGACGACGCCGAGGACTTGCGCCAGCCGGGGCCAGCCGCCTCGTCGGGCGTCACCTGGCACACCAGCCAGCCGGGCGCCGGTTCGTCGTGCCGGTCCGCGATGTCGCTCATGACACCTCCTCGTCGGTGGCCAGGACGGTGAACGGCCCCGCGACCTCGCCAGTGAAGTGCTCAGCCGCGACCAGCGCCCGGTTGACGCGGTCCTCGGCGGGCCGCCCCGCGGTGGCGTGCAGCGACCCCAGCGCCACGAGATAGCCCGAGCCGACGGCGGCGTAGGAGTCGGCGGAGTAGCCGATCTGGAAGTCGGCCTCGATCTCGTAAAGCCGGTCGCGGTAGCCCACGAGGAACGTCCCGCCCTGCTCCTGGCCGTTGTCGGTCTTGGCCCAACCGCCGTCCTTGAGGCATTGGCGGACGGCGTCGACGAACGCGGTGGCCATGAACCGGTCGATGTCCCAGCCGTCGGGCTCGGGGGCTTGCAGGCGGTAACGCAGCAGTTGGCCCATGCGGAAGCTGGTGGTGAACCCGAGCACGTAGGGGCCGTTCCGGAAGACCTTGGTGTCCGACCGGACGCGCACAGACCAGCCGTTGGATCCGGCGCTGTCTCCGCCGATCCACACCTGGCCCTTGTCGGCGACGCCGACGATGCACGTCACCGGCTTGCCCCCGGACATGTGGATGCCCACCAGCTTCCGGGCATGGTGGGCGTGGCGACATCATGGTTTATCCACAGGGGCCGTGTCAAGCCACGACCGCCTTCGGCTGCATGGCGGCGTCGATCCACTTCGCGAGCCACTCCCACTCCGGCTCAGGCCACGCCGGCCGGCCGCGCCACCACGTGCCGCAATGCGAGTCCGGCGGCGCGCAGTTCGTCCCGTGGCACACCACCGCGGGCACGCCGCCGGGGAGCACGTGGACGACGAGGGTCGCCGCGCCGCCCACCGGCCGGCGGACCGTCCGCCCGCCGCACCACGGGCACAACGCCGCCGGCAGCGGCCACCCCGGGCGGACCACGCCAACCGCCCGCGCCAACTCCCCAGCGAGGGCGTGAGCCTGCTCGCAGAGGACGCTGAACGACGCCGGAGCCACGTCCCGCAAGCCGGCAAGGCCGGCGCGGACATGCCACAGCTTGGGCCGGGGGTCGGCCAACGCCGACGACGCGGGAGGCGGCCGGTCCTCGCCCAACGCTTGCGCAGCCAGCTCCGCGATGAGGTCCGCCGCCATGGCCACGTCCGCCATGAGGTCGATGACGGCAGGGTCGGCGGCGTCGCGGTGCTCGCCGGGCGCGAGGCCGTCCCGCTCGAGCCGCTCCGCGCGGGCCTGGGCGTCGATCTGGGAGCGGCGCTCGTCGGAGACTGCCGCGACGGCTGTGTCGCGGAGGCCGGTGGCGAGCGCCGCCTCCAACCCGGACCAGGCCACGGCCGCGAACGCGAGGTCGCAGTACGCCCGGTCCAGCGGCGTCGACGGCCACTGCGCGGTCACTGCGCCGACCCCAAGCCGTGGACCTCGATCCGGTGGGCGACGGTGCGGGCCAGCCAGTCGACCGGCCATCGGATGTCCACGTCAGGGTGCCAGGGCGGGTCGAGCCACGGCGGGCCGTACTGGCCGCAGGTGCCGACACGGGGGCATTCCTGGCGGTGCAGCGAAACGTCCTCGGGCCAGGCCCCGCACGTCGGGCACCGCTCGTCGTCGCTCACATCGCCACCGCCGCGCCGATCGGCGCGCCGCCCAGCTCGGCCCTGGCCGCGTTGACCTTCGCCAGGTCCTCGCCGTCGAGCACGTACTTCGCGCCGTGGACCTCGGCGAGGCGCTCGCACCACGCGGTGCTCGGCTCGGTGAAGGCCACGATGTCGGGCCCCGGGGCGGTGCGCGCGGTGGTCTTGCGGACGACGAGGGTGGTGAACCGCAGGCCCTCGTGGACCGTGCCGCAGGGGCATTCGAGGGTCATCCGCAGCGCGACGTGGACGCGTCTCGAGCGGCTCACACGTCCCCCCATCCGACGGTCAGCCGCAGCCCCACGGCGTGCGCCATGGCCTCGAGGAACGCGGGGCTGCCGGCCTGTTTGCCGGTGAGGACGGCCGAGACGTGCTTCTCGCTGACGCCGAGGTGGCGCGCCAGGTCGGCCTGCGTCGCGCCGTCGGCTCGCAGCTCGGCGCGGATGCGGGCCTTCATGGCGGCGAGGTCGCTCATCCGGCCTCCTCGGCGTCGTGGCGCGGCCCGGTCCCCATCGTCCAGGCGTCTCGGCGGGTCGCGCACCAGGCCGCGCAGAACGCGCACAGGCGGCTGCCGGGCGCTGCCTCCGCCACGCACTGGTAGGCGGCCCGGCCCTCGGCGTACCGGCACTCGCATTGGCTCATCGCGGGTCCTCTCGTCGGAGCCCGAGCGCCTGCATGATCGCGAGCGCGTCGGGCCAGTCTCGGGCGTGGCGCAGCACCGTGCGGCGAGCGGCCTCCGCCTCGTCGTCGGTGACCTCGCACGGCAGGTTCGCGACCGTGATCTCGTCCAACCCGGCCATCAGCGGGCCTCCTCGGCGGGCTCAGGCGGGGGTCCGACAGCGGCCTTGACGGCGGCGAGCAGCTCGGCCCGGGCGTCGTCGGCTGGCACCTCGCCGTGCGCCAGGCGCTGCCGGGAGTCGGCGAGCACGTCGGCGGCGAGCGGGACGGCGGACGTGGCGACAGGCCTGTCGCCGTCGAGACGCCAGCCTCGGCGGATGGCCTCCCGCCAGTACGCCTCGGCCTCAGACGCGCATCGCCGGCTGTCCCACGCCGCGGCGGATGAGGCGGCGAAACGGGCTGCGAGCGAGTTCACGGCGTCGGCGAACGCGACTTGCGGATGATGACTCATGCCCGTTTTTGGCCGTCTTCGCGCGTAACGGCCCGTAAGTTATACATCTTCAGTAACCACCTTCTCCGTCAGTCCGTCCGTACGTCCGTAGGACCTCTCGACCGGTCAGTTGAGCGATTCGGTCAGCGATTCGGTCAGCGATTCGGTTGGGGGACCACTCCAGTCGTCGGTGAACCCGTCGGTATACCGAGCGGTCTAGGTATCGTTCTGCCAACAGCCACACCGAGGTCCGTGGTGACGTATGCAGTTGCCCTTCCGCCCACCGCGGGACTGCTGCTCGGACACCCACTCCGTCGTGGCCGCGCTCTGCTGCCGCTGCTCCCAATTGCGGATCACGTACCCTCCGTCGCCGTTGTGGGTCCAGAGCCGGCAGTCGACGAGCAGCCGGGCGAGCTTCGCGCTGCCGTGGATGACCGGCAGCGCGTATGCCGGTATGTGCCCGTCGGTGCCGTGCCCGCCCGCGTACCCGAGGGCGCACACGTAGAGGACGAACGCCTTCGACCCATCCCGCTGGGCAAGCAGATAGAGGATCTTGTCGTGGGACGCGATGTTCGCGTCCAACCGCACCCACGGCAACGGCATCAGGCGTCACCCGCCGTCTCGTGCTGCTAGCCGCATCCGGTGCGCGCGCATCCGGACCCGTGCGGCGGCCTGGCTTGCCCCAAGCTGCTCCCCGCATTTGCAGGCCCAATGACCTGGCCCATCGTGCTGCAGCCGGTGGTTCCTGAACCGCGAGTGCTCCCTGGGCGGGTCGTATCCGACTGCGAGGAGCCGCCGGTTCGCGAGGATCCGCTCCGCCGTGAGGGGCGAGACGGCCGCGCCTGCGGGCTTGGGGACGGGGGTGGGCCTCTGTGGGACGCGTTCGGCCTCCAGGTCGCGGAGGAGCGCGCTGAGCCGGTCCATCAAACCCCTCCCCGGACGTTCTCGGCTTGGACTGCGCCCGGCCCGTGCCAGGTGACCTCGCACGCGCATTTCCAGAGGTGGCTGCGGCCGAGCCGCACGCTGTGTTTGGGCGTCTCCTGCGTGACGAGGCTGCCGCATGACCAGCAGGTGTCCTGGATGACGACGGTCGCCGCAGAGGAGCGAAGACAGCCGATGGAGGGCGTCACGCGGTCCTCCTCTTGGCCGTGGCCGGTGAGTCGTGCGCGGCGCGGCCGGGTTCGGGCCGTCTGGTAAGCGCGGCGGGTGTGTGCTCGACGCAGCGGTCACCGGGGAGGTACCGGCGGGTCGGCGTCGCGCCGCACACCTGGCCATGGCTCCAGTAGCCGCAGGGACGTGTCAACGTTGACCACCCAATGCCAGTTCGGGCTCCTCGTAGGCGCCCGCTTCGATGGTGGCGAGGTTCTTCAGGGCCTGCCGGTAGTAGCTCCGCTTGAGTTCGACGCCGACACCGAGCCGACCGGCCTCCACGGCGGCGTACACCTCGGACCCGACACCCGCGAAGGGGGTGAGGACTCGTTCGCCTAGGTTTGACCACAGCGCCACGCAGCGGCGGATCACGTCGAGCTGCAGCGGGTGGACGTGCTTCTCGTCTTCCCCATCGCGGGCCTCGCGGTAGGGCAGTACGCCGTCCTTGTCGAGCGTTCGGTTGCCCTGGTTGCCGCGGATGTCGTCCCAGAACGCGGAGGCATATTGCCGCCAGATCCAGTGCGAGTAGCGGTTCTCGATCTGGTTGCCGGCCCAGCCGCGATAGCGCAGCACGTCGGCCGGCGGCGTGCGGCAGCCGGCGTAGTCGGTGAGCCCAGTCGGGTGGGCGATCGGGACGGTGTTGTCGCCGCGCTTCCGGAACGCCAGGAGGTAGTCGGCGGAGGCGATGGTGGAGTAGGCGGCGTCTTCGACGATCGTCTTGTGCGCGAGCCCTTTGATCATGGTCCGGTTGCGGACCGCAAGGGGCTCCTTCCAGATGGCCCGTCGGCCGACGTAGAGGAAGCCGACGCGCTCGTGCAGGCGGAGCACGTCGCCGGGGAAGTCGAGCAGCGCGTCCCGGCCGGTGTTTCCGGTGGGCACGTCCATGCAGTGCACGGCGCTGATGCGGCCGGGTGGGGCGAGGCGGTGCAACTCGCGGACGACGAACTCGTAGTGGGTGAAGAACTCCTCGTAGGTGCGTGCGTTGGACAGGTCCCGTTCGGAGGAGGAGTAGTGGTAGAGCCCGGCGAACGGTGGGCTGTAGACGGACAGGTGGACCGAGCCGTCTGGCAGGCTGGGCAGCACCTCCATGCAGTCGGCGTTGTAGACCGCCCACCGTTCGGTGACCATCTGGCTCAGCACGCCCATGCTGGAACCTCCACTGGCTGGTCGTGGGACTCTGCTCCCGGCGCGGCCGCGGCTTGGCGCATGTGGGTCACGAGCGCGTCGAACATCCGGTCGGCCTGCGCGGCCTTGCGCTGCAGGTTCCGCAGCGCGTTGGCGCCGCCTTCGGCGCTCACCACGTCAACGACGACGGCGCAGGTCTGGCCGAACCGCCACATTCGGCGGACGGCCTGGTACCACCGCTCGTAGCTGTGGTCAGGGAAGTAGGACATGCGGCTGCAGTGCTGCCAGTTCAAGCCCCACGCGCCGATCGAGGGTTTCGTGACCAACCGCTTGATGTCGCCGCGGCTGAACGCGGCCAGCTTCTCCTCCTTGGCCTCGGGCGAGTCCGATCCGGCGACCTCCACTGCGCCGTCGATCAACCGAGTCAGCAGCCGACCCTCGTCGTTGAGCTGGCACCACGCGACCGCCGTGTCCGCGTCGTCGAGCGCGGCGGCTGCGGCCTCGCAGCGCTCGACCAGGGTGCGGCGTGCCTCCTCTCGCTCCTCCGCCAGCCCGACCGCGGGAAGGTCGAAGAGCTGTCCGTCGCGGGGCACCGCGGCCTTGACGATGTGGTGTCGGTGCTTGAGGGGCGGCAACGCAAACCCGGCGTCGTCGAATCCGAGGTCGGACGGGCGGCGCATCGCCCGCGCCCACGAGGCGACCCATCGCCAGAAGGGCTCCTCGGCCCAGCCCTTGAGCCGCCACTCGGCGGCTTGGCCCTGTCGCCGGTTCGTCCCACTGGTCCGGTGCTGGTTGGTGAAGAATCGGTTGAGCATGTCGATATGGCCGAGGCAGCCGAGGGCCTCGCTGGACGTGCCGAGTTCGATGTAGTCGTTCGGCGCCGCCGTCGCGGTGGCCAGGAGCCGGTAGCGCAGCGTGCGGAGGAACTCGGTGACCAGAGCACGCGTTTTGCCGTCGAACGCCTTGATTGCGCTGGACTCGTCGCACACCACACCGCCGAAACGCGCTGGGTCGAAGCGCGCCAGCCGCTCGTAGTTCGTGATGGTGATGCCGGCGGTCGGCCTGCCGTCTCGGGACACGGCGGCGTCGACGCCGAACTTCTCGGCCTCCAGTTGGGTCTGGAAGGACACCGCCAGTGGGGCGACGACGAGCACTGGTTTGCCGGTGCGGCGGCGGACGTTCTCGGCCCACACGAGCTGCATCGGGCCTTTGCCAAGGCCGCAGTCGGCGAACAGCGCCGCCCGTCCCTGTCGTGCCGCCCATTCGACAAGTGACCGCTGGAAGGGGAACAGCCAAGCGGGCAGGACCTCGGGGGTGAAGCCGTGGCCGTCGGCCACTTGCGTCTTGGCGGCGAGGAACTCCTGGTAGGCCCCCGTCATGCCGCGCCGCCTGCGGGGGTGTCCTCGGCGAGCCGCACCTCTGCGACGAGGACGGTCACGCCGTCTTCGCGGGCCTCGGTGTGGGCGCGTTCGGCGAAGGCGCGGTCGTCGATGCGGCCGTCCCAGATGACGTAGGGCCGCCTGTCGTCGTCGAAGTCGACGACGACCCAGCCGACGACCTCACCGCCGTATGCCCGTTCGTGGATGTGGATTCGCTCGAGGGCCACGCCGAGCACGGACGCAAGCTCAAGGCGTCCCCATCTCGGCTCGTTGAGCAGTCCGCGGGTGAGGTCCAGCGCGGCATCCGCGGGGCCGAGCTTGGGGACGGCTTTGGCGGCGGCGGTGAGGAGCCGTGCCAGGTCGTCGACCGCCTCGGCGTACGCCGCTTTGGCGAGAGGGTCGCCAAAGATAGTCGCGCCAGGCGTCTCCGCGCTCATGGCGTCCCCTGTGGCGGCCCGTCGAGGAGCGCGCTGAGGCGGCCTTGCGGGTCGGGGTCGTCGACGCAGGCTTGCAGCACCTTCGCCAACTCCTCCGCCTCGAACGGCGACAGGTGGTTGAACGACCCGACCTGCGTCCGCAGCAGTTTGCTGGCGGCGGTGAGGCGTGCGGCGCGGTCGTCGGACGCGTACCCGAGTTCCCCGAGTAGCGCGAAGACGCGGTTGAGGACGCGGCGGTCGGGTTTCGGCGCTTCGGCCGCCGGCTGCTTTGCTGGCTCTGTGATCTCGCCTGTCTCGAGGTCCACGCCGTCCGGCGGCGCGTCTTCACCTGTGGCCGGCTCGCCCATGATCTCGGCGGCGGTGACGCGGCCGACTGGCCGACCGCCCTCCACTGCTCCGATGAGCGGCTCGGCCAGCTCCTCTGCGGCGTAGGGCATCGCGAACAACACGTCGGCGGCGATGAGCCGGCAGATCTCGCCTGTGGCGCGCGCGGTGAGCATCGTCTGCGGCTGCTTCTTCCACTCAGCCTTGTCTGTCAGGCCCATCTGCGCGGCGCGTCCGATCGGCCAGTCGGCCTCTTGCACCGGCCCGAAGGACTGGCCCTCTCGACGCTGACCGCGCATGACGACCCGTTCGGGCGTCTGCTCGACGAGCCAGAGTTTGTGTCCGTGGGATTGGACGAGGCCGCGCATCGCGTGCGCGCGCAACGCGGGCGTGCCCTGGATGACATCCAAGGACCGCAGCATGGCCATCGGTCGCAGACCCAACTCCTGCCCGGCGAGGATCGCCGCGGTGATGTCGTCTGGCTTGCCGCGCAGCGAGGCGGGCACGAACGATGTCCGCGACAGCGACACGGCTATCTGATGGGCTTGGCTCGCCTCGTAGACCCATTGCACGAGCGGGCTCGGCGCGCCTGGGTGGCTCCCGGCGGAGCCGTTCTGCTGTTCTTCTTCGCGGACTGCGATCTCAGTCATACAGGCTCTCTAGGTGTCGGCGCTCGGCCCATGCGGGGAGCGAGATGGTCTCCACGTCGTCGGCGTAGCCAGGCCAGCGGCCGGCGGCTTTGCATTCGGCGTACAGGTTGATGGCTTGCCGCCACAGGGCCTCTCCGACGCGCAGCGCAAACTCGTCGAGCTGGACGACGGTCACCAGGTGCGGCGGGGACTTCTCTTGGAAGATGAAGACGAAGGCGGCGTCGTCCTCGCCGAGGACTTGGGCGACGCCGTCGAGGTAGGCGGCGGCCTGGACGTGGTACCCGAAGTTGGCGACGGATTTGCGGATCGACTCGGTGTCGGCGGCTTTCGCGGTCTTGTAGTCGGTCACGATCAGCCGCCGGCCCGGCGTCTGGTCTGGGAGCCAGTCGAGCCGCGCTCGGAGCGCGACGCCCGTGGCCGTGTCTTGCCAGATCAGGGTCTGCTCGGGCCTGCCGTGGTCGGGGTCGAGGAGCGCGGCTGCGACGGGGTGCTCGGCGAGCGCGTCGCGCATGGCGTGGACCACTTTGACGCGTTCGGTGAGGAGCGGCACCTTCCCGGCCTCGCGTGCCTCGGCGGCGGATGCTTTCGCGGCGTCGGTGCGCCAGGAGTCGGCTTTCACCTCGACGATCTCCGCGCCGAAGCCGAGGACGAGCCCGTGCGCCGCGTGGCCTTCGTCCCACTCCGGCTTGGTCTCCTCGGGGTGTTCCGCGAACCACCGGAACAGCGCCGGGCACGAGGGTGGTAGGAGCCTGCGCGCCCCGGTGGATGACAGCGAGCCGCCCGGCACCGGGTCGGCGAGGTAGTCCTCGAACGGCATGTCGTAGACGCCGCGGTCGTTGACCACGCTCATGCTGTCGCCGCCTCTCGCCTGGCGAGCGCCTCCACGAGCCGCTGCGCGGGGAGCAGGCCGCCGCGCAGGCCGTGGCGGAAGTGCGCGCCGACGACGGGGCGGCCGGTGCTGGAGGTCTCCTCGTCCAGGGCGGTGTCGAGGCAGTCCGCGCGGACGGGGCAGCGGTCGCAGTAGTAGGCCCGCGCCTGTTTGGCGCGTCCGTGCCAGGTGTGGACCTGGTAGACGGGGTGTGGCCCCTCGTCGGGGCACAACCGGCATGGCTCGTCGCAGAGCGCCAGCACCGCCTCGACGGCGGCGAGCAACGCGCGCACGTCGTTGTCGTGCGCGATGTCGGCCGGCATCCAGGCAGCCACGTCGTCGCAAGGATGGACCTCTGCGTGCCATGCCCGCATTTGGGCCAGCCGCTCCCGAATGTCAGGCATCGGCGCTCACCGGCAGGTCCACGTCGGGTCGCCAGAGCCCGAGCCGGCCTTTGCCGGGGACAGGCTCGGGGAACGGCTTCGGGTTGGCGAGTTGCAGGTGGACCATGGCGTCCGGCATCGCCCACGGCGACGTGCAGCAGCCGGGCCGGACGAGGTGCCCGGTGACGACCTGGACGGTGCCGAGGAACGCGCCGAGCGGCAGGTCGGCCGGCACCCGCGTCCCTGTGATGTCTTCGATCATGCGGTCGGCGTGGCCCGGCTCTCGTTGTAGCCCGCTGTGGACGATGAAGGTGTCGAGCCAGCCGGGGATAAACCTCCAGTCCCGATTCTCGATGTCCTTGCCGAGGCGTAGCACAGCTTCGGCCCATGGCTGGCGGATCGACAGCGCGTAGGGGTTCATGACGCCTCGCCTTCGCGGTCGTCGGCGATGGGGGTTCCGTGCCCGGCCCAGCGGAGCAGCCGGCAGGCGTCGGCGAGGAGCATCCGCACAGGGACGGCGGGGGCTGCCTGCGCGAACACGGGTCCGACGCCGAGAAGTCTCGCGAGGGTCGTCGAGGTCAGCCAGGCGTGCCAGCGGCCGGCGTTGGCCTCGCCGACGCCGCGGCGCTGTGTGACGAGGACGGCGACCTCCGAGCCGGTGCGGGCACGCATCGCCTCGGCCTCGGCCATCCACGCGTCGATCAGGTTGTCGGACGCGTCCTTGGCCGCCGCGCCGCCTTTGACGGACCAGGCGACGCCGGGGGTGCCGGCGATGTCGCCCCAGTCGTCGACTCCGCGCAGCGCCCGCCGCTCGGCCTGGTCGAACCCGTTGGACCGGATGTGGCGGACGACCGCTGACTCGCTGGCGGTGCCGATGTCCTTGGGCCGGCGGGGTGTCATGTGGACGCTCCCGCTTCAAGCGTGGCCTGCTTGGGCGGCATTGGCAACCGATCCGGGAAGCCTTCGCGGACGCTGACCCGGTTGAACGTGGCAGCAACGCACTCGGCGATGTCGAGGCCGTAGTGCTGGGCGAGCAGGTCGAGGTACAGGTACACGTCGCCGATCTCCATGGCCAACTTCGCCCGCAGGTCGGCGACAGGCGGTGTCGTGTCCCGACCTGTGCCCAGCTCATGCCGTCGGAGCTTCTTGACGATGTTCGCCGTCTCGCCGGCCTCACCGCACATGGCGTTCGACCAGTCGGCGCCGGTCCAGGCGTCGCCGGGGAAGCCGGGGTGCCATCGCTCGCATCGCTTGCGGTTGGTTTCGCTCACCGTGCGGAAAGTCAGGTCGCTCACGGCTCGACGACCTCCCCTGAGCACTCGGGGCATTTGCGGAGGCCGGTGGCGGGGTCGAGGCAGTCGTCGGGGTGGTCGACGGCGAAGTCCAGGCGGCACCACTCGCAGCGGACGTTGACGCCGGTGTAGCCGAGCACGGCCAGCTCGCCCATGGGGTAGAGCCGTTCCCCGTCCTGCGGGTCCATGTTGGGGCCGTAGAGGAACGCCCATTCCCCCCCGAGGTTCGCGACGACGAGCCGCCGGGCGTCGTGCTCGTCCGCCGCGTGGATCGTCACGTATCCGTCTGGGTGCGCCGCGGGGAATCGCGGGTGCGGGTCGCGGCGGAAACGCTGCCCGAAGGTGACTCGGTACTCACCCATCGGCCGCCTCCAGTCCGAGGGCGTCGGCGATGGCGGCGCGGATGCCTCGGGCGATCGCGATGTCGCCGTGGCGCTCGTGGTCTCGGGCCACGGCCAGCACCGCCTCGACGGCGGCAAGGAGTTGGGGGCCGGCGACGCACCAGGCGTCGCTGGCCGCCTGCCACGCGAGGTAGCCGCGTTCCGTGCCCTCGTAGGCCGCGTCGTAGTCGGCGCGGATCTGCTCGAGCCGCTTCCGGATGTCCTCGGGGTTGGGGCTGGGGTCAGCGGGCATCACGCGCCTCCTCGGCGTGGGCGGGCGCGCGCCAGATCCCCCAGGCGACGCAGAGGATGGGCGCGGCCGGGGCGCACAGCAGCGCGGCGGTCACAAGGGCGGTCAACGTGCCACCTCCTCCTCGGCGTGGGCGGATCCGGGGATGAGGTCGGTGAGCGGTGTGGGCAGGGCCACGTCGGCGAGGTCCCAGCCGCGGACCATGTCCTCCAGCGCGGCAGTCGCGGCCATGGCCAGGTCGATCCGGTCGACGAACAGGCGCATGTCCCCGTTCGCCAAGGCGTAGTTGAGGCGGTCGCGGAGCTGCTCGGGGGTGCGGGCGGCGCGGACGACGCGGACGCGGGCTCGCCGCGCTGACTGGTCCAGCTCGTACGCGGCGTGGTCGGCGGCCTGGTCGCGGATGTGCCCGGAGACGCTCATGTCGTCGCCTCCTGGCATTCGCAGTGGGCGACAGGCTCCGTGGCCCATTGGTCGTCCGCTGGCGGCGCATCTTCTTGCCGCAAGCGGGGCATGGCAGGTTTTTTTCGTGCCGTCAACGGGACGACTTCGTAGCGCTCAACTCGCGTTGTCCAGCCCATCTCACTCCTCCCCGCGTGGACCGCGCGACGGGGCCGCTTGCACCGGGGCCGTTCTAAGCAAGTCGGCGCAGCGCTCGAGCAGCGCCTGCCGCTGGGCGAGGAGCTTGTCGCCTCGACGGCGGGGTGGTTGGGGGCGAAGGTCATCCGGTCACAGCCTCGAGTAGCGCGCGGATGACGTTGGTGGACAGCGCGCCGGGGATGAGGTCGTCGTCCTCTGGCAGCCACTCGGCGAAGGCGGCGTAGATGGGGGACATGGACTCGACGCTCATCCGGCTGCCCCCTCTTTCGACGCCGCGGCGGGGGTGCGGATGAGGACGGTGCCGTACGGGGTGCGGCAGCTCGCGGTGTGGGCGCCCGAGTTGTCCGGGTCGGACCCGCGGAACACGGCGAGGCCGTCGATCTCCCACGCGAGGTGGACGAGCATGTCCAGGCGCGCCCGCTCGGTGCCCTCGGCGAGGGGTATGTCGATGACGGCGTCGTGGCCGGTGATGGTGACGGTGTGGTGGGAGTCGGCCTCGGCGTGGTCCTCCCGGTCGGCGAGGACGCGCATCAGGCACGCCTGGCGGTTCATCGCTTGCCGCCGATCCCCGCGGCCACCGACTCCGCGATGAGGCTTGCGGCCTTCGAGCGGACAGCGGCAACGACCTTCGCCTTTTCTTCATTGACGACCTCGGCGAGTTCCTTGGCCGCCTGGACAGCGTGCTCGGGTCCGCCTACAACCCCGACGGCTATGAGGTCCAGGTCAATGCCAGATACGTTCACTTCGAGGTTCACTCGCTTACACTTCCTCTCGTCTGGTGGCCGGCTCCGCGGTCTCACGGCTCGGGAGCCGGCCCCTGGCATCTGCGGGCTTGCTCAGTCCGCCACGATCCGGATCTCGTCGGCTTGCTCGCGCTTGCGCCGGAGTTCGTACTGGCCGACTCCGATGCCATTGGCTCCGTGCTCCTCGGTGTGGATCAGGTACGCCGCCCCAGCGGGCACGGTCAGGTAGCCGACGACCTGTCCGCGGTCCACGCGAGCCCAGAGCGCTAGGCGTTGCTCGTCAGCGTGCAGCCAGTGAGTGTTTCCCGTCGCCTCGCCGGTCACGACCTGCACGCCGTCGCCGACGAGTTGCCACGTCAAGCTGCCAGGAGTCTCCGCGACGGGCCGGATGAGGATGTCGCCCTGGTGCTGCAGGCCGGTGAGGACCGGGACAGCGGCCTGGGCCTCCAGGTGGTCAGGCACATCGACGCTGACGAGGCGGAGCGCGCATTCGAAGGTGAGCATCTCTAATTTCTCCATTCTTAGTTGATGCGACGGGGCGGCGATGGACTGCGCGCCGCTCATGTGGCACGCTCCATCAGCGCGTACTCGTCGCGTGGTATGTCCCAGGCCCAGGCTTGGGCGGAAACGGGGTCGGCGATCTCAGCGGGCACGGTCTCGCCGTACCGCCTGCGGGTGCCGTCCCGGTCGGGGCTGGCGTTGGTCATGAGCACAACCCGGACCGGCTCGCCGTAGACCTGGCGGGGGATGTCGTACAGGTCGAGGGTGTGGGGGTGGTTTGCCGGGTCTGGCGCAGAGGACACGAGCCGCATGCCAGCCTCGGCGACGAAGCGGTCCCAGCCGCGACGTTCGATCGCGGCGCGTCGGACCTCTGTGTTCTCCTCGCGGAGGATGCGCTCGGTGTCCCAGCCGTCTCCGACGACGAGATCCTGCGGGACCCGCAGACCGTGCCAGGCGTGGAGGGTGTGGCCGTCGGCCCAGGCGAGCGCGGGGCCGTCCTCGGCGTGGAGGCGGGCTTGGTCGTCGCGGCGGATGACGGCAGGCCGGTCGGTGATGACGACGGCTCCCCGCATCGGCCACCACCAGCCTGCCTCGGCGACAGCGAGCGCGAGGGCGTCGAGGCGCTCGGAGGCCGCGATGGGGGCGGCGGGGAGCGCGCACGTGTAGATACCCAGCCAGTAGGCGTCATACCACGGGCTCAACCCGAGGTCGAGCTGGCCCCAGAGCTGGCCCCCGAGCTGGTCCCGGAGCTGGTCCCCGAGCTGGTCCCGGAGCTGGCCCCCGAGCTGGTCCCGGAGCTGGTCCCCGAGCTGGCCCCCGAGCTGGTCCCCGAGCTGGCCCCCGAGCTGGCCCCAGAGCTGGTCCCCGAGCTGGCCCCAGAGCTGGTCCCCGAGCTGGCCCCAGAGCTGGCCCCCGAGCTGGCCCCAGAGCTGGCCCCCGAGCTGGCCCCAGAGCTGGCCCCCGAGCTGGTCCCGGAGCTGGTCCCCGAGCTGGTCCCGGAGCTGGTCCCCGAGCTGGCCCCCGAGCTGGCCATTGCGCAACAGGCCGGTCGCGAAGGCACCGCCGAGCGGCGAGTCCATCCAGACGGCAAGCTGTGGCGGATCGACGCCTGCCGCGCGGTACGCCGCGGCGATGGCGGCCTCGGCTTTTGGCCTGTCGCACCGCTCCGTTGACAGGCCGACGCGCATCCAATGCTCGCGCACAGCGGAGACGCGGGCGAGATCCTCCTCTGTGAGCGTCCCAGCGTACCGCCGCCGGTCGTCGGTCACGGCTTGCCCTCCAGACGCTCCCAGGGCGGGGTGTGCCGGCCGTCGCGGTGGTCGATGAGGCGTCGCAGCTCGGGCACGACGGGCTCGGCCGGCGCGTTGCCGCTCTTCGCGTTGTCTGCCATGCGGGTCCTCAGACTGGGTTGGCCGCGCCGCTGGGCCGCCGGGTGTCGACTGGCGGAGCGGGCTTGGACGGGTGGGGGCGGGTCTGGGTCTGGGTCTGCTTTGCCATGTCGCGGACCACCTCCGTGATCTCGCTTGGACTCGGCGGCTCGCCGGGCGTGGCATGATCGCCGCGCCGCCTGTCCGGTGGTGTCAGCCCGCGCGGGGCCGGAGGCCGCCGTCACCCGCGCGGGCTGAGCATTCTGGCCTGTCAGCTGATCGAGCAGCTGGCGCCCATATAGGTGTGCGACCCCGGCGCCCACCAGCCGGCGGTCACCGTGCCGATGTAGGTGTTGCTGGCCGCGCTGCGGAACTGGGCGTTCGTGTACGCGTGCGCGCCGAGGGGGAACGGGCCGACCTCGGGATGCGCCGCGTACCACAGGTACGCGAAGCCGCTGCCGGTCGCGCCCACCTGCACCGAGTACCACCCGGTGAGCCACTGCTGCTGCTGCGGCTCGCCGGTGCGCAGCTCGAAGCGGACTTCCACGTCCGGCCCGGTGGGCACGGAGACGGCTGAGACGTAGGGGTCCATCACTGTCGCGCCGAAGCAGTCGCGGGCGTCGAGGGTGGCCGTCTGCCCGCCGACAAGGCCGGCGCCGGCTTCCGACTGCCGCAGGTCGCCGGCTTGCGCGGGAGCCGCCCCTGCCGCCGTGAGGGCGAGGGTCGTCAGGGCTGCCAGCGCCAGGGCCGCCAGCTTCGGGCGGGGAGCCCGGCGGCGAGGTCGATGAAACAGGGACAGGGACATGGGTGGAAGGCCCTTCGCTAGATTGAGTTCGGGCAGGTTGGAAGGCCCGCCCAGTCCCTGCCGCTGTTGACCCAGCGGCAGGGACGCTTTGGCCTCGCGTCGCCCGGCTTTCCCGGGCACGTCGCATTGCCCTCACCTCCCGTTGACTCAAAGGGAAAACCTGAGTGGCCGATTCGGCGTTGACGCCGCCCGGAGAAGCGCCAGCAACTGGCGGCCGATGTGCTCGGTGTAGGCGGGTGGGATGGCCTGAGCCACCTCGTCTCGGGTCATCCAGTCGATGTCCATCGCCGCGCGCTTCTCATCGGCCGATCCTTGGTACGCGCCACGGCGTGTTGCGCTGGGAGCCCAGCGCCCGTGGCCGTAAACGCCCAGCGAGTAGCCGACATGGGCGCAGGCGGTTCCGCTCAGCGCGGTGTTGGACTCGAACAGCCGGTGCCGGCGCAACTGCCGCCACACGCCGTCAGCGCAACGCGCGCCCAGGCCCAACGACGACCCGCAGAACTGGATGGGGTCGACCAATGGAGCACCGGGGACGTTCTCGATCACCCACGTCCCGCCCCATCCCGCCAGCAGGGTCCTGGTCCCGGAGATCAGGTCGGGATACTCGCGCGGGTTTGCTGTGCGGAGCGCCGTGAAGCGCTGGCAGGGCGGGCTGGCGTGGACCGCGTCAAAGCCGTTCAGGTCTGCCTTGAGCGCGTCCGCCTGGATGAACTCGAACGGGTAGCGCGGCTGCGGCTCGATGTCCACGCCGACGACGTCGAAGCCCGCGCGGTGGTAGCCCATGGCAGCCCCGCCCGCTCCGCAGAACAGGTCGAGTAGTTTCGGGCGCGTGGGGTGGTGCCAGCCGGGTGCCGGGGCGTCGCTCGGCGCGTTGTCGTTTGGGTCGGGCTCGTGAGCCGGCCCCGGCTGGGCATTGCCCGCCGCCCTCGCTGCGAGGGGGTAGAGGACGACGGGGGTCGGGGGAGCGGTCATGAGGCGGCCTTGGGGACCCAGGTGTCGGCCTTGTCATCCCAGACGACGCAGGCCGGGCAGTAGTGCTGGCCGTCGATCTCCCGCCAGTCGCCTTCCTCGGCGTCGTCCCAGGCCGAGTCCTGCTCGCTCCAGCCGGCGTAGTCGGTCGTCGCCTGGGCGTTCGCCTTGCAGCCGGGACCGTCGCAGTCGACGGTCCACATGGTCACGGCGCGGTAGCTCATGGCCGCACCTGACCCTGGTCGAACGCGGCCTCGATCTGCCGCAGCCGGGCGCTAGGCACTAGCTCGGCGACGGTCGGGATGCGGACCAGGAACTCGCGCGCGGCGTCGGTCTCCAAGCCCTCCATCGCCAGCGCGCGGAGCAGGTCGGCCTCTTGCCTGTCCAGCGCGAGCATGGCCTGGCTGACCTGCTCCGCGATGCCGGCAAGCAGGGCGCGGTGGAGCTGATTGCGGTCCTCGGTCTTGCGGGACACCGGCCGGAGGCTCAACTGTCCGGCCCACCTGCCCCACTGCCCGCCTTCCACGTCCTCGCCGTGCGCCTTAAGCAGGTCGTCTATCTGGCGTTGCGCCTCGCGGGCCAACTCCTGGATGCGCCAGTTCAGGTCGTCGACCCTCTTGTCCTCGGCGCGGTAGCGGTCGACGAGGCGCCCCTCGGCCTCGGCCTCCAGCTCGAGGCGGCGCTGCTTCACCTCGGTCCGCAGTACCTTGAACTGCGCGCGGACGACGGACCGCAGCTCTCGGCGCTCGCCAGGCGGGATCGGCGCGGCGGTCATGGCCGGACCAGCCCGCGCAGGATGAGGCTGCCGGCGTAGCGGGCCTTCGCGTAGCGGAGCGGGCCGACCTCGACGTGGGTGTAGTCGTGGCCGTGGTGCTGCTCGGCGAGGGCGAGCGTCGTCCGGTCGCGGCCGATGTCAGGGCCGTGCCACGTCGCCAGGAGCCCGCAGTCGCGGCAGTGCAGCACCGAGAACGGCGGCCGGGCGGTCGGCTTGCCGTGCTTGCCCATGGCGCGTCGCCACGCCTGCCGGGCCGAGCGCGACCAGCCGTAGAGCGCGAAGGCGTAGAAGATTCCTCCCCAGAGGTGGAGCGACACCAGTGCGACAGCCAACGAGACCGCGACGATGAGGGCCGCTGCGGCGCAGACGCCGGCCGCGGTGAAGAAGGCCGTGCGCTTGGCGAACTCGCGGTCGTCCATCTCACGCTCCGAAGTTGTGTCGCGGCGGGTCGGCCTCGCGGATATCCACACCCGTCCCGCCTCCACACGGCCAGTCCACCCACACGTCGTCGTTCTCGCGTTCCTGGCGAGCTTTCGAACAGGGTCCGCAGACATCGCTGACGCGAGAGTCCTCGCAGGCCGGCACACCGTCTTCCCCGACGTAGAAGTGTGCTTCGCTCCACGCCTCCCACTCCGGCTCGCAGTCGTCTGGTTCGGGGTGGGCTACGCACTCCTCATATACCGCGATCTTGTAATGCGCTGGAATCGCCAGTCGTTCGTCCATCACACCCGTCCCGCTCATGACGCCGCCTCGAACGCGAGGCGCGCCCAGGTCTGCACGTCGGCGTAGAGGGCTTTGCGCCGGCCGTGGAGGACCCGCGAGGGGATGCGGCCGGGGGTCACGTCGCCGGGCGGCGCGCCGTCCCCGGCGAGCATCAGCTCCCTGACGGCGACCTCCCCGAGGGCGAGCAGCGCCATCGCCGCCTTGATGTCGACGAGCAGCGGCGGGCTGGCCGGTGGGAGCGCCGAGGCCCCGTTAGGCGCGGCCGCCGAAAACTCGTTAGGCGTTGGCATCGGTGACCACCACCTCCACCTGTGCTCCGTTCAGCCACGCAACACGCCCAGCCGCCTCATCGGAGCTGCCGTGGTCGCTCTCTGGCACCCAAGACCCGTCTGGCTTGTAGAAGCCCACCGTCCAAAGGCCAGGTTCCGACCGGACGTACACGTAAGAGCCGTTAGGCACGGTCATGGCGCGGTCTCCTCGCATCGGCGCTCCCACGCGAGGTCGAGGACCTCTCGCACCTCGGCGCTCGCGCCCTCGGTAGTCCACGGGTGATCGGCGAGTCGCGTGATCAGCTCGTCGGCGAATGCGGCCGTGACCGCCTTGACGCCCTCGAAGTCCAGCGTCAGGACGGATCGGCGAGAGCGCGCGGTGGCGGCTTGGCAAATCCGCCGGGCGCTCTCACGGGTGGCGAAGAACTCGCCAGCGTCGGCGACTCGGTACACCGAAGGGTCGGTCACGGCTCGTTCACGGGCGTCATGTCGTGGCCGCGCGCGAATTGCAGGCGGCTGACCGGGTAGGGGGTGCGCCGGTGGTCGATGGCGACCCACCCGCCCCGCTCCGTGGGATGGTCGCCCTCAGGTGTCCTGACTATGAGGACGCCCTCCTCGTCGAGCCACAGGCAGTCGGCGTCGCCGAGGTGCTCGGCCGCCCAGGCGCGGACCTCGGCGAGGTTCTCCCCGGTCCACGGGACGGCCTCCGTCGTTCCGACGCGCCGGTAGCGGGCCATCAGGCCACGTCCGAGGCGGTGTCGGAGTAGTCCCAGATCGACTCGACTCGGACGCCGAGCGCGGCGGCCAGGTTGATGCGGATGCGGTCGCCGGGGCTCGTCTCACCGCGCTCGATCCGGTAGAGGTATGAGTCCGTTATCCCGGCGGCTGCGGCGAGCTGGGTGCGGTTCATCTCGCGCTCTTCCCGGAGAGAGCGCACCTTCGCGCCCCAGGTCTTGTCGCGGTCACTAGGCATGTTGTGACTCTCTCTCATAGTCTGTGTGAGTGTCAAGCGTAACTTTGACCCGTGCTTGATTTGCATGCGCGAATGTGTGACGCTCATTCTCTGTGAGCATGCGGGACGAGGAGCACGCGCGCAGGCTGGCCGCCGGCCGCTGGGTGCGTGACGCGCGCGTCCGCCGGGGTTTTCAGCATCAGACAGAGCTGGCGCAGGCGCTGAACGTCCACCCGTCGCTCGTCTCGGGCATCGAGCGCGGGCACGCTCCCGTGTCCGTCGAGGTCGCGCAGCGGCTGGCCGGCGTCCTCCACATGCCGCTGCTGGAGGTGTGGCGAAGCGTCGGCCTGCCGTTGCCGCCCGGCATCCCGGACGACCAGCTGGGGGACTACCCCCTGGCGCGGCACAACCTCAAGGACCACGAGTACGACGCGCTGATCGCAGTGCTGCGGGCGCTGCGCGGCGAGGACGCCGCGGCCATCCTCGCCGGCCAGGACGCCGCCGACGAGCCCGAGCCGTCCGACCCCCGCCGCCGCGGCGTGGCCGGATGAGGAGCCTCCCCGCCCGCCCGCCATAGCGTCACCCCGCCCCGCATGGAGGCCGCCCCCCCATCCGTGGACGACGCTCCGCCTTTCGCCGGGTCAGGCGGGGCGAGGAGGTGTCAATGAGGTCGATGCCGACCAATCCGGCGGCACTCCGCAGGTCGGGCTGGGCGTGCGCCGCGAGCGGGCTGGCGGTGATGGCGGGCCCTGACGTGGCTCACATCCCTGATCACTGGGCCCGGCTCGGCTTGGTGCTGACGTACGCCGGCCTGTTGGCGTGGGCGACCGCGACGATCCTGGCGCATCAGCGCAGGCTGGAGGAGCGGACTCTGGCCAGGGACGCGGAGGCGACCGCCACGCAAGTCCGGACCGGTTTCCAGCTCGGCTGCGCGTCGATCCGCGCCGGGGCTGCTGCTCCGGCCGTGTCAGCCGGGTTGTCCGCTGACCGGCGGCGTCCCCGGCTGCGCCTCGTCAGCGACAGGGGAGTTGACGGGGCCGCCGGGGAGCAGGACTCGGCCTAGCCGGTCTGGCTCCGCCGGCTTCGCTGGCAGCACCTGCTCGCCCCACGCCTCGAGCGCCTGGCGCTGCGCCGAGTCGGGCGGGGTGTCGTAGCGGTCAAGCATCGCCCTCTGCGTCCAGCCGGCGATCGCCATCACGGTCCGGTCGGAGACGCCGAGGGCGCGCAGGCCGGTGGCCATGGTGTGCCGCAGCTCGTGGACGCGGCGGCGCGGCAGCCCGGCCTCGTCGAGGATCGCCTGCCACTCCGCCCAGTCGGCCTTCGCCTCGATCGGTCCGCCGGCCGGCGTGGTGAACACGAGCCCGCCGAACTCCGCGCCGGGGCCCTGCTTCCCGTTGGAGTCCTGCGGCGGCTGCCGGTCCCGCAGGCCGGCGAGGAGCACGGCCAGCGCCGGCAGCAGGGGGACGGTCTTGGACCTGTGCGTCTTCACGTCGCCGAGGACCAGCCCGCCCGTGCGGACGCCGGGCGGTGGCCGGCGCTGGGGGCAGTTCCCGCCGCGTTTGCGCCCGCACGACGGGCCCCGCCCGGGCTGGTCAGCGCCAGGACAGCCGTGCCGCCAGGGCAGCCGCTCCAGGTCGTGCCGAATCGTCACCGACGCGGCCAGGGGGTCGGCGATGTCCAGGTCGTCCCAGCACAGCCCGAGCGCCTCTCCCTGCCGCAGGCCGAGGAGCATGCCGAGCAGCCACCGCACGCCGTTGCGCCGGCCAGCCGCTGCGGCGGCGACTTGCCGGGCCTCCGCGGCGGTCAGCGGCTTGACCTCGCGGCGGCGCACCGTCGGAGGGTCGACGAGGTCGCATGGGTTGCGCACGTTGTGCTTGCGGCCGGCGAGGACGTAGAGCCGCGACAGGATGCGGTGCACGTGCAGCACCGTCTGCGGGGACAGCGGCCCGCCGTCCTTGCCGCCGTGGTCGAGGAGGTCGGCGTAGAGCCGCTCGACCCGCTGGGGTGTGACCCGGTCCAGCCGCAGCCCGCCGATGTGGGGCGCGATGTACCGCTCGACCTTCCCCCGGGCGCGCCACACCGTGCCGGGGGCGCGCTGCGAGGCGGGCATGACCACGTCGAGCCAGTGCCTGGCCCACGCCTCCACCGTCGGGGGGCGGTCGGACGCGACCGCGCCGGAGTCCTCCATCTCGCGGCGGGCCTTCGCGAGCTTCGCCCGGACCTCGGCCTGGGTCCTGCCGTAGCGGGTGACCCGCCGCCGCCGGCCGGTGCCGTCGTCCACCGAGAACTGCCCCATGTAGGACCCGCTGGCCTTGTGCCAGCAGACCGTCCCCTCGCCGCGGGCCCGGCGCGGGCGGTCGCGTCGAGGGGGGTTGCGCGGCACGTCCCCAAGCCTATCGGAGTACTGCCAGACTACTGCCTACAGGATGTCCCGTGCTGTCGAGCTATGTAGACCTGCGTCGTGCGACACACGGTCTCGCCTGGGCGGTTGTCCCGCAGTGTCCCGCCATGTAGAGTGGCACCCGTACTGGTCGGCGGTTTCCTAAACCGTGTGTCGGAGGTTCGAATCCTCTCGGGGGCACAACCTCGCTGACCTGCCAGTTCGGCACTCGGCGGCGGGAACCTCGAACAGCCAGGTACTGCCAAGTCTACTGCCAGAGAGGACGGGCCTCCCCCAATGGCTGACATGACCGATCAAGTGCGGCGCAGCAGCCAGGTGTCCATCGACGGCGGCCCGCTGCTGGAGTGCGAACTGGCGACTGAGCGCGAGGTCGAATACGTCCGCTCACTCCACGCTGTCAAGCCGGACACGCAATGGGCGTTCGTCGACAGCCAAGGACACCAGCACCAATTCGCCGAAGGCCGTGCTCTGCCGACTCTCACCCCGCAATCTGAGCACGTTCCCTGCGATGGGTCCTGTGGCGGCGTCTGCGAGGGCGAGGGCTACCACATCACCGTTTACACCTGCTCGCTGTGCGGCGATGTCGTCGAGCCGAGCTGGGTGCCGGACCACGATGCGATGACCGTCGGCACGCCGGTGGTCATCGCCGAGAGTCAGACCCTGACGGTGCTGCAAGACCCAGGCTTGCGCGATTACGCCTATGGCTCTGAGTTGCCGGTTCGAGTCCAGTTCGGCGACCGGTGGATGACCGGTGTGGGGTGGATAAACAGCCTGCAAGTGACCACATGGCCGGTTCCTCGATTCGCGCTGACGATGCCCTGTCGACTTCAGCCGGAAGAGGAGCGCGCGTCATGACCGACCTGCCTGAGACCTCCCTCATTCGCTCCACGGAGGCTGTGGAACTTCTGCGTCGAGCTGCCGCCGATGCCCGCGAGCAGCACGGCCCGGCGCACGCTCGCCACGAGTTCTGGTGTCGGTTGTCGAACTGGTGGGACAAGACGGCCTGGATGATTGAGATGGACGCCGACTTGCTCCATCGCATCGGATGCGACGAGGCCGTCGCCGCTGCTCGCGCCTACCTTGGCAGGCCGGCGTCATGAGCCTCAACCTCTACTGGCAGCCCGTCGTCCCGCAGGAGCGGCATTGCCTCGGCGGGCACCCCGTCAAAGGCGTCCTGGTCCGCGCGTTCGGCGACGGCGACGGCTCGCGGATGACCGAGTTCGAGTTGACCGCGGCGAACTTCGGCGAGTTGCGGATGCTCCAGCGAGTCCACGACAGCCCGTCCGAGAATCACCAGGAGATCAGGGACGGGATCGAGAAAGTGATCGAGGCGGTCGAGCGTTATGGCGCTGTCCAATGCTTCACCGCCGATTAGATTCCGCCGCACATGGAGTAGTGGCACACTGACCAGGACCGCTGACTCAAGGCGGCCGGAGCCGATGATTCCCGCCACCGGCCCCGGCCTTGCCCGACCCCCGATCCAACCGGGAGACGGACCGTGGAGAAACCTACCGACGTAGCGCAGCGCACGTCACCGCCCGGCCGGCTGATCCAGCTCCGCCGGAAGGCGGAGCCTGAGGTCGCAGAGGCGGCCGAGCTGCCCGCTGTCGCGGACGAGGTCGTCGACGGCGAGCTGGTCGACGACGGCGAGGGCCGGGACCTGGAGCCGGCGCTCCCTCCGCAGTTCACGGCTCTCCCCGCGCGGCCGATCATCGCGGACTGGCTCCGCTCCAGCGGGCAGCGCCGGATGGCCGCGAAGTGGGCGCTGCGGTTCGCCGGCCACGTCGTCGCGTTCCACATCGCGCGCCTGCCGTTGTACGCGGGGAAGCTGGCCCTTTACGCCCCGCGGGGCCTTGCCCGGTCGTCTCTGGCCGCGGCGTGCTGGCTCGCGGACCTGGAGGCCCGGCCGCTGCGGAGGGCGGCCGTGGACAAGGTGGAGATCGGCGAGTACATCAAGCTCGCGCGGCTGCGGGACGACCGGATACGCGGGCGGCTGATCTGGGCCGGGGTGCTGGCGGTCCCCGTCCTCGTCGTCCTCGCCGTCGGCTGGTTCTTCTACCGCCCGTACTTCACCGTCGGGCTGGTTGTCGCCGTCGCCATGCTCGGCTGGCTTGGCCGGCGCAGAGACAAGCCGCTGATCCCCCACGCCGTGATCCCCACGGAGGCGAAGCCGCTGACCGCGGACACGGTGACCGCGGCCCTCGGGTCGCTGGGGATCTCGAAGATAGACCAGGCCGTCGCCAAGGGGCCGGGGTTGGCGTTCCCCGCGCCGATCTGCCGCGACGGCCCCGGGTGGCGCGCCGACGTGGACCTCCCCCTGGGCGTCACCCCCGGGGAGGTGATGGAGCGGCGGGAGAAGCTGGCGTCGGGGCTGCGCCGGCCGCTGGGCTGCGTGTGGCCGGGGGCTGATCCGGAGATTCACGAGGGGCGGCTGGTGCTGTGGGTCGGCGACCAGGACATGTCCAAGATGCGCCAGCCGCCGTGGCCGTTGGCGAAGTCGGGGACGACGGACCTGTTCAAGGAGTTCCCGTTCGGCACGGACCAGCGCGGCCGGGACGTGTCGCTGACGTTGATGTTCGCGTCGATGGTGATCGGCTCGGTGCCGCGGATCGGGAAGACGTTCGCGCTGCGGCTGATCCTCCTCGCCGCGGCGCTGGACGTGCGCGCGGAGATCCACGCCTTCGACCTGAAGGGCATGGGCGATTTCTCCGCGCTGGAGCCGGTGCTGCACCGCTATGGCCGGGGCTGCCGCGACGAGGTGGTCGAGCGGATACGCGCGGACCTGCTGGACGTGCGGGCCGAGCTGACCCGCCGCACCGACGTGGTTGACGCCCTGCCGCGGGAGATCGCGCCCGAGTCGAAGATCACCCCCGAGTTGGCTTCGCGGCGGCAGCTGCGGCTCCACCCGATCGTGATCGCCATCGACGAGTGCCAACTCGCCTTCGACCACCCCGTGTTCGGCGACGAGATCGAGGCGTTGTGCGACGACTTGAACCGCCGCGGCCCGGCGGCCGGGATCATGTTGATCCTCGCCACGCAGCGCCCCGACGCGAAGTCGATCCCGTCAGGGGTGAAGGCGAACTCGGTGCTGCGGTTCTGCCTCAAGGTGACCGGCCATTTGGAGAACGACATGGTGCTCGGGACCGGCGCGTACAAGGCCGGGGTGCGGGCGACGATCTTCTCCCGCCGGGACCTGGGCATCGGGTACCTGGTGGGCGAGGGGGCCGACCCGACGATCACCCGCACGTACTACGTCGACAACCCGGGCGCGGAGCGGATCGCGGCGCGGGCGCGGCGGCTGCGGGAGGCCGCGGGCACGCTGTCGGGGCACGCGCTCGGGGAGGAGCCGGAGACGGGCCCGGTCTGCACGGTCCTCGACCACGTGCGGATGGTGCTCGCGCCGGGGGAGGAGAAGGTTTGGTCGGAGACGCTGCTGGAGCGGATGCGGGAGCGATGGCCGGAGCGGTACGACGGCTGGTCGACGACGCAGCTGGCACTGGCGCTCAAGCCGTACGACATCGCCACCAAGCAGATCCCGCGCCGCTTCGGCGAGCGGGTCGTGAACAACCGCGGGGTCGAGACGGCGGACGTTCTGGCCGCCTCGGCGTCGCCGCTCGAAAGGCGCTGACACGCTTATCCGCAGGTCAGGAGTCTGTGGATTGATTACTTGGCCGCTTACAGTAAGCGACCTCGCCGATTACAGAAGGGACCGAAGCCATGGGATTGTTCAGCGACCGGCGGGAGTACAAGGCCGCGCAAGAGGCGCAGGCGAAGCTGCAGCGGAGCCAGAAGCGGCGCAAGATCCGCGAGGAGACGCCGTCGTACCTGAAGGCGAACAAGAGGACGAACGCCGCCGTCAACAAGCTGCCGTGGTGGGCACGGATCTAGGGAGGACAGAAGTCATGGGCATCTTCGACGGGGACCCGAGGTACCAGGAGCTGAAGCGCATCCGCGAGAAGGAGGGCTACAAGGGTTGGTTAGACCAGGACAACAAGAAGGTGTCCGACAAGGACGTGAAGTCGGGCGCGTGGAAGGGCAAAGGCAAGAAGAAGTGATCATCGCCGCCGCCGCGTCGTCGGGTGTGTCGCCTTGGCATTGGCTGTGGATAGCCGCCGCCATGGCCGCCCTGTACCTCGTCGGGTGCTGGGTGTACCCGTACGCGCCGTGCCGTGTGTGCATGGGCTCGGGGCAGCGCCGCTCCGGCGGGGTGCTCGGCGAGGGCGGGTCGTGGCGTCGGTGCTGGCGCTGCGGCGGACGCGGGGAGCGGATCAGGCCCGGCGCGAGACTCCTCGGGAGGGGCAAGTGATCGGCAGAATCGTGCACACGCCGCCAGGCGGGCACTCGTGCATGCCTGGATGGGAGACCATCCGGACAACCCCCGGATCGCCGGCGCCGTACTCCGCCCACTCCGTCAACACCGGCTGCTTCGCCCCCGAGGGCAGCGTGTGGGAATGCGAGTGCGCCCGGACGTTCGTCGCGTTCTACGACCGCCGGCATGGCTGCCTGGCCGCGTTCTGGCGGCCGGAGCGGCGCCGCGAGCGCAAGCGCCGGCTCAAGGCGGCTGCCTCGTGAGTGGGCGAGCCTGGGCGTACACCGGCGTCGTCCTCGGCGCGGCGGTGTCGGTCGCGGCGAACGTCGCCCACTCCTACGTCCCCCCCGAGGACGCGCCGCCTGCCTGGTCTCCGCACGCCGGGGCGGTCGTCGGCGCGGTGTTCTGGCCCGTGGCGCTGCTCGTGTCGCTGGAGATCCTCGCCCGGGTGGAGTGGCCGTCCGGGTGGCGGTGGACAGCTGTCCGCTACCTCGGACTGATCCCGGTCGGCGTGGTGGCAGCCGTGGTCAGCTACCGGCACATGTCCGGACTGCTGGAGTGGTACGGCGAGGAGAGCATCACGTGCGACCTCGGGCCGTTGGCGGTGGACGGCCTGATGGTGATGTCCGCCGGGGCGCTGCTGGCCACGGCTCGGACAGCCCGGGCAGTCGAGGCGGCGGCCGAGGACAGCCCGACCGAGCCGCTGGCGACGGAGCCCGCCGAGACCGTGAAGCCGCAGGTCGTGCTTGACCTCGTGGCGACCCTGGACCGCCTCGGCGTGCCACCTGGCACCGGCCGGGAGAAGTCCCGACAGGAGCTCGCGAAGGTCGGCCGGCGGGCGTCGACGGGCGACCTGTCCGAGGCTGTCCGGCTGCGGAAGACAGGTGACCGTGCCAAGGTCAACGGCGTGGACCGAGAACTGGAGAGGGCAGGGACATGACCGACCGACACGCTGGGTACATCGTCATGCTCGACCACGACCACCGCGACGAATCCGCATGTGCACTACCCGTGCGACACGGTTCGCCTCGTGGCCTCGGCCTGGTTTGACCACGACCGCTACGACTCAGCGTGGAGCGTGTGACCGTGGACATCGTGGAGTTAATCCGGCGCAACCTGGCGGCTGACCGGGAGGCGGCTGAGGCGGCGACGCCGGGGCCGTGGCGGCACAACCCCGACAAGCATTGGCGGAAGCCAGGCACTTCGTGGTTCGAGGAGGCAGTCTTTGCCGGACCAGCCGGGGATGATGCGACCTGCGTCGCGGGCACGGGAGAAACCGAGGACCCGCAGAGCCACGCCGACGCCGCCCACATCGCCCGCCAGGACCCGGCCGCGACGCTGCGCCGCGTCGAGGCCCTGGAGCGGATCGTGGAACTGCACGCGGTTGAGCACAAGTGCCCAACATTGTTGGACGACGGCGTCGCGGGGGACCTGTTCACCTTTCAGGTGGGCGGTCGTTTCCCGTGCCAGACCTTGCGCTTGATCGCCTCGACCTGGCCCAACGCCCCCGGCTACGACCCGGCGTGGACGGTGCCGCCGCTGTGACCCCCTCGCGTCGTTGTGTAGTGCGCTTGACAATCAATCGGTGCGTGGTGCGCTTGTCTCGCTCGCACGAACGATCTGCCGAATCCGTTCACGGCTGTAACCAGTCGCTCTAACGATGTCGACTTGGCGGACACCATCGCGGGTAGCTTCAACGATGACATGGGCGAGACGCTCACGAGCCTCGTCTCCTTTGCTGACCATGCGAGCGAGGTCGGCCATGTCGCGCAGCAAGTCTCTAGTCATGCCAAGAGTGTAGGCCGAGCCCCTTGACATTGCCAGGGTGCCATGCCAAGCTAATTGGCATGGCACCCGAACCGTCCACACTTACGGGAACGATCCCCGTTCAAGATGGCTGTAAGCCAACCAGTGTCTACCGTCTTTACAATGATAGCGGGACATTGTTATACGTAGGCATTGCGACCAATCCATCTCACCGATTCAGGCAACACGCCAAAGACAAACGTTGGTGGTCGGATGTCACCAGTGCGCGGATCGAAATGGCCGGTAGCGTGGATGATGCGCTCAGGATTGAACGAGAGGCAATCATGGAGGAAGCTCCTTTGCATAACGTCATGGGGAGACTGCCACCAAGCGTGAATGCGCTAAGGAATGGGGCTGAAATCAGACGTGCGGCGCGGCAGGAGTTGGCTGATGCCACAGAGGAACGGAAGCGGAGAGCTCCGGTAGTTGAGCAACAGTGGCGGCAGTCCATCTGCCAGGCCGTGGCGGGGGGTGTCCCCGTGGTGGAGGTCGCCGCGTTGGCGGGGATCTCCCGTGAGCGCGTCTACCAGATCCGGCGTCAACGCACGGAGGAGACATCGTGACGGACAGGAAGGACCGGGAATGGGACTGTTAGACAAGGCCAGGAAAGCTAGCGCGATCCAGGACATCGTCTTAAGTGGGTCAACGAAAGCTCCTGACGGGACATGGGTCAGAACGCGCAAGGAATACAAGGCAGCCGAGGCGCGCGCGAAGAAGTCGAAAAGCGGCAAGCGGGCGGCGAAGCGGTGATGGACCGAGCAGAGCTTGAGTCATCTATTCGGGGGCTTCGCCGCGTCGCCGCTGATTTCTGTGCCAGCGGACAACTCAATAACGCGGTGGAAGTGGAGCGGATCATACGGGATCGTCAGGCGGAATTGGCCGCTCTTGACCCCGGCACTTCGCCGGCAGTCAGCGCCGAGGCGGTGGAGGCGATCTGCGAGGCGCTGCGTGAGCGGTACGGCGTCGACCCGAGCAACCCGTACCGGCCGGAGCGAGCGGCCGACGAGACGTGCACGACGACGTTCGTCGACAGCGACGGCGGGCTGTCGATTCGGGCGCTGACGTTCGGCGAGGTCGCAGAGGTCGCCGCCGGCCCCCACCTGCACGCCGGGTGCGTCCCGGCCGAGGCGCAGGCCGAGAGCTATCCTCACGAGCCGTCCATAGGCCAGCTTGCCTTAGGCGGCTTCGGCGTGTTTTGCGTCGAGTGCTCGCGCCAGGCAGGCGATTACGTCTATCCGTGCGCGGTGAAAACAGAGTGGCCCTATCCGTCCAAAGTGGTGCCGGCCGACGGTGCCGACGACCACGCCTGCGTTCCCCTCGCCGAGCTGGCGGAGCTGCGGGTGCTGTTTGGCAAGTGGGAGGCGGAGTGGCACATGCCGACTGTCATGGCCAGGGCATGCGGCGAGCGCATCCGGCTCATTCTCGACACGCTCGCGTCTAGTCCGGCCGGCTTGTCGCTGAACGGCGAGGCCCCGTGACCGGCACCGCGCCCAGCGAGGTGGAGATGGTCCTGCGCGACTTCCCCTGCCGTTGGTGCGGCGCATCGCCGGGATCAAGGTGCAAGGTCCGCGGGACTGACAGGCGTGTGTCTCGCTCGCACGGCGACCGCCACGCGCAGGCCGTCGCGGTCGGGCGACTGCCGCTTGGCGACACGCTCGCGACCGATCGCTACGGCGTCTCGACCGGTCGCCGCTGCCCGAACCCGAGGTGCGCCTACCCGGACATGGAGCGCGTCGGAGTCGACGACGACGGCCAGGGCGGCTACCTGTGCTGCCCCGCATGCGGAACCGAGCTGGAGGAATGACGGGCGACGAGCGGTGGTTGGGCGTCTACGGCTCCCCCGACGGCAGGTGGCTGCTCATCACCGGTCCAGTCGGGTTGATCGGCCCAGCGGAGGTCGCCGCTCAGGTTCCCAGACAACCGCTAGCCGGACCGCTCGTCTGGCTCGGCTCCCCAAGTGACTTGATCACCTTGATCTACGCCCACCTGGCCGAGAAGCTTCCCAGGGGATACCGCGGGCGACGCGGACCCGCTCAAAGGACGCTCGCCGACTACCTCAGCGTGAAGCAGCAGGACATCTCGCATTACGTGGGCGGTGGCAACCCTCGGTTCACCGACGATCAGTGGCGACGACTCGTGGTCGCGCACTTTGACCCGGACGTCCTACTCCCCGCTGGCAGACCGTCATGACCCGTCCGACGCTTGAGCAGCAGGCCGCGAACCAGGCGTACGTCGACGCGATCCGCCGCGTGGTCGCCGAGTGCGCCGACGCGATAGCCGCGGCGCGGCAAACAACCGACCAAGAGGAGGAGTGATCGACATGGGCTACGCCTTCTACACCGTCCGACGCAATGGCGAGGAGATCGAGGCCGGATACGGCGTCGAGACGACATGCGAGGAGCCCGGCTGCGACGAGGCGATCGACCGCGGCCTCGGCTGCCTGTGCGGCCAGACGCCAGGCGGTGACGAGCACGGGTGCGGCGGCTACTTCTGCGGCCAGCACCTGTTCTACGGTGACACTGGCCAGGGACAGCAATGCCGGCGATGCGTTCGTGCGACCCAGGCTGATCAGATCTCCGCCGCCGACCCGCAGGTCGGAGGTCGCACATGAGCACGCTGATCGCGCGCAGCTTCATCCGTCCCAGTGTCAGCCTAACGCTGGAGGGGCCGGTCGACATCCGCGTGCACAAGGAGATCGGCACGGCCCGCGGTGTTTATCAGATGGTCATCGACTCGCAGCCGGAGTTCGGGGGCGTGTGCTCGGTCGGCTTGTTCCTCGACGCCGAGGCTGCCCGCCTGTTGCGTGACGCCTGCGACGAGGTGCTGGCACTCGCCGCAGCGGCCGGGACACCGGAGTCGACTCGATGACCGCCCGAGAACAGCCGCCTATCGACTCGCGATGCCTGACCTGACCACGGTGCTCATGCTCGCGGTGCTGCTGCACTTCGTGGGCGACTACCTGACCCAGTCGCACTGGATGGCCACCGAGAAGACCAAGCGGTGGCTGCCAGCCGCCATCCACGCGGGCGTCTACGGCCTGCCGTTCCTGCTGGTGACCCGATCACCAGCCGCCTTGGCCGTCATCGTCGGCACGCACGCGGTGATCGACCGGTACCGGCTGGCCCGGCACGTCGTGTGGGTGAAGAACCTGATGGCCCCGGCCGGTCACCGCCATTCGTGGTCGGAGTGCTCGACGACGGGTTACCCGGCTGCCACCCCAGCGTGGCTGGCGGTGTGGCTCCTGATCATCGCGGACAACACGATTCATGTGGCGATCAACTCAGCGGCGGTGGTGCTGCTATGACCCCGCGAAAATAACGCCCAAGCTTCCTTGAACGCGACCGGCCGAGGTTCAAGCAATCGCCGACTTGCTTGAACCACCAGCGGGCGGAGACAGCGAAGAACGCCCCCGCCGAAGCGGGGGCGTTCCGGGGTGAGCAGCGAGCCCAATATATATTACCGCGGCGCGAACACGATCACTGCGGCCGAGAGCAGCAGCGCCGCCAGCCACATCCACTCAGTCGCCGTCCACCGGTGGTGTGGGGGGCCGGGCATCAGGTCACGGCTTCCCCCTCGGGTGTCGTGCCGTCCCGACGGCTGGGCTGCTCGGGGACACCGGGATCAGGGTAGTCCGCGCGGACGGCGAGCCGTTCAAGCTGCGCCTCGGTCAGGCCGTTGGCGGGGGGCCGGCGTTCCCGTGTGATGTAGCCGGCGGCCCACATCAGCGCCCCGGCGACGGCGAACGCGACCCCCTCCGGCACCGGCCAGCCCGCGAGATCGGCGACGGTGACGACGCCGAACGCGACCAGGCCGACGGTCCCGCTTGCTGCCATCTTGCGGGTTGGGAGCCGGGTGGGTTGTTCGACGGTGGTCGCCCGCTTGGTCGCGTTCATGACGCCTCCAGGGTCTCCTGAACTTTACCGCACGGTGTTGACAACTCACAGCGCCACGCTGTAAGGTAGTGCACATGACGACGACGCAAACAGCGCAGGCAGCCAGGGTCACCTACCGGAAGACCCGCGACGGCGAGTGGGTCGCCTTCGGCCCCATCTCGGCCATCAAGCCGATGACGGTCGTCACCGTGACCAAGCGGGACGGCTCCACCAAGACGGAGGAGATCGTCGAGGTCGGCAAGACCTTCGTCGTCGGCGGCGAGCGGATGCGCTACGGCTACCTGTACAAGCCAGCCACCTCGCGCAACGGATACAGCGCCTCGTACTCCTGTGCAGACTGCCAGGACATCGAGGACGCGGGCGACGGGCGGGGCTGCTCCCGCCACCGTGGCAACCCCCGCAACTGACCAGATCTAGGAGCCTGCAGTGATCATCAGGAATTGCACGAGTAAGACCGTCAAAATCCAGAACCCCGTATCCGGGAGGACTGTCACCTTTCCGCCGGGATGGGTTGTGGGGAAAGTCCAAATGGGCGACGGACATGCCCTGCACACGGAGAACCAGGACGGTGTGCGATTTGACATCGTTCAGCTTGCGCCAGAGATCTATGTCGACCTGCCGTTCAAGAGCCCGGACACCCTCCTGATCGTCGACCGGGAGGTCGCTCGGGCGACCAATCGCGATGATTTGGTAACCCCGATCCGGCCGATAAGAGCGACCCCCGGATCGGATGAGGTCATCGCATACAGCGCCCTCGGGCGATTCTCGCCAGCGTGGCCGCCAGCGCCGCTGGTACCAACTCACGGGTACGACGTATCCGAGATCGGCCTGTGGGGAGACGAGGTGTGACCGTCCGAATGGATATCCCCGTACTCCCGCGATGCAACGACGGATGGAGGGTGACCAATGAACCGGGACCACCTCAAGGCGGGTGACGAAGTCGTGATCAACGCCGAGTCATCGTCGTCAGGAGAGGAGCAGGCCGGCACGATCCGGGAGGTCGTCAGCCGAGACGCCATCAACGGGACGGTCACCTACTTGGTCGCCGCGCCCGATGGTGACCATGAGTTCGCCGACTGGGAGATCCACCGCGGCAGTCCCCGCAACTGACCGTCCCCCATCAACCGAGAAGAGACACTCATGACCACGGTTCGCAATCTCACGCCTCACCCGGTCGTGCTCGTCGACGGCGAGGCCACTCACACCATTCCCGTTGACGGGCCGCCCGCCCGGCTCGTGCTTCACCCGGACGAGCCGATCGACCAGGTGACCGTCGGACCGCTGACGGTTCCTGTCGTCCGAACCGCGGCCAGTTCGGAGACGACGGGACTGCCGCCGCAAGAGGGGGGCGTGCTTCTCATCGTCGCCCGCGCGGTGGCTGAGGAGTTCCCGGAGCGCACCGATCTGCTGTTCCCCCACCGAACTGTCCGCGGAGAAGGCGGTCGGGTGGTCGGGTGCGCCGCGTTCGGGATCGCTTCCCCGCTGGTGTCGCCTGCGGAGTCAGGCGATTACACCAGCGAAGACGACACGGCTGCGGCAGCCCGTCTCCGAACAGCGGAAGCCAACCTTGAGCGCGCCAAGTTCGCGGCCGAGATGGCCGCGCAGAATCACCTGGCCATCCGGCTGGCGCGACTGGGGAACCTTTGATGCCTGAGACCGGGAGCGACCTGCCCCTGGTCGAGCGCTGGCCCGAGGACACCACGTGCGCGTTCGGCGACGAGCCCGCCGTCGCCGAGGTGTCGTTCTGCTTCGCCAACGCCGACCCGCCGGACCGGCTCGTGCCGCTGTGCGCCGAGCATCTTGACTGCGACCAACTGGTGTTCACGCCGTCCGCTGTGGCGGCGCTGCGGCCGGACCTGGGCATGCGCGTCTCCCGCGACTCCTGGGACCGCATCCGCGCGCTCGCCGCCTCCTGGGACGCCATCGACCGGACCGTCTTCGTCGAAGCCTGGGGGATGTGCAGCCGGGACCTGACGCGCCTGCTGGGCGAACTGGAGGACCACGATGCCTGAGACGCCTCTCACCGTGCGGGACGCCGCAGCGTGGGCTGGCGTCACCCCATCCACCTGGCGCTCCTACGTCGCACGCGGGCAAGCCCCCGCCGCGGACGGACACCTAGGCGCGACTCCCTACTGGCACGAGTCGACCGTCCGGGCATGGCTGGACAACCGCCCAGGCCAAGGCCGCCGCACCTGGGGGCTTTGGACCGTCGAGACCGACGCCACCTACGACCAGGCGCAATCAGCCACGGGCATCCCGGCCAACCGGTGGTCAACGGCGGGCCGGCGCGGACTGGAGCTGACCACCGGCGTGTCCGAGGCGGTCGAGGCGGCGCTCGCTCTCCGGTCCGCAGGCCGGGTCGCGTGGCTCACCCCCGGTCCCGGCAAGGTGCCGCCCGCAGACTTCGCGCTCGTGGCCGGCTACGACCGGCTGACTTGGGACGCCCGCCTCAAGGCCAGCTACACCTGAGCGCTCAGCTTCCCAACAGCCGGGTCATGATCCCGACGATCTCCTCGCCGTAAGTCGGCGACGGCGCCCACAACCCACCCAACTGCTCAACGGTCGGCGCGGAGCCGAACCGCGGCCCGCCCGGCCAGACGTAGACCGCGCGGGGGTCGGGGGAGTCGTCCGGCGAGTCGTAGCCGGCGGGGACGCGGCCGGCGTAGAGGGACAGGTGGTCGGCGTGGGCGCGCGCGCCGGTCGCCATGTCGGGGAACAACGCGTGGTCGGCTGTCGTGTCGCCGGTCGGGTTGCGCACCTTGAGGCCGCACGGGTTGTTCATCGACGGGGTGACCGCGCCGCCGAAGCGCCCCCAGCCGGTTTCCTTCGCGCATTGCGCGACCAGGACCACCGGGTCGACGCCGACGGCCAGGCCGGCAGCGGCGAGGTGCGGCAGCGCGCTGAAGAACCACGGCGAGGCGGTCGCTGGTATGTCCTCGTAGTGGATGACGTGGGCCGGCCCCGCAAGGAGGATCGAAACCGGCCGAGTCAGTTTCCCGGGCTCGCCGGAAGCGCGGCCTTGATCTCAGTGACGGTGGCAAGGATCAGCGTGAGCGCGTCTTCCATCGCGGCGACGCGCTCGGCCAACACGGCCTGCGACTCGCCGAACTTGACGACCATGCCGCTCAACGCGTCGGCCTTCCGGGACGCGGCGTGGGAGTTGCTCGCGGCCCACTCGGCGAGGTCGCCCATTCGGACCGCAGTGTGCCCCAACTCGGTCCTGGCCCCGGTGCCCAGCTCCTCCTCGCGGTTCCACACGTCGTTCGCGTCAGGCATGTCGGCGACCTCCAGGATCACGATCGGGGGGGCTTCGGCGGCGACCAGCGGCAGCGCCGCGCGGAGCACGGGGCCGGGGCATTCGGTGTCGCCGAAGATGGAGTGGGGGACCACGCGGGTCGCGCCCGGCGTCCGGCTGAGCGCCTTGGCCCGACACCAGCGCATCCCCTCCACCAGCGCCGGCGTGACCTGGCCGTCGTCGTTGCCGAAGACGACGAGGACGGCGTACCACTCGTCGTTCTCGCTGCCGGCGAGGTTCGGGTTGTCCTGCCCGGCGGAGCGCCGGTCGAAGGTGCGGCAGGGGTAGACGTGCGCCTGGCCGGCCACGTCGGCGACGGCCCACTGGTAGGCGATGTCGCAGTACCCGCGGCCGCCTTCGGACCGGGGGTTCATGTGGTCGTCCTGCCAGCCCCGCAGCCTCGAGCAGACCTGCGCCTCGGTGAGGCCGAGGAGCGTCCCGGCGCTGCCGGGGTGGTGGTAGACGACGCCCCTGATCCCGGACGTGGCCATGGCGGCGCATCCCGTGCCGGCGCGGCTGGTCCAGTCGGAGCGGGTGTGAACGACGACGGTCATCGATGCCTCAACTCCTCTCGGCGGTCACATCGCCTGCCGTTGGATGCGGTCGAGTCCGAGCTCGGCCAGGGCGCGGACCTTCCGGCCGAACGTCCGCCGGAACGCCCACGGCGGCTTTGGGTCGGCCTTGAGGAGCCGGTCGAGGTAGGAGTGGACCGCGCCGTGGGCGTTGGAGCACAACGGCACCCGGTTCGCCGGGATGTCAGGCTCGCCATGCCCCAAAGGCCAACAATGATGGACCTCGATCGGCACCCACTCGCGGTGCCGGTGGACGGCGCACGCCTTCGGGGCTTTCGGGACGGTCACAGCCACAGGACCGCCGCCGCTCACTTCGGCCGAAGCGCGAAGTACAGGCCGACGAGCACGCCGATCGCGCCGATGACAGCGATGACCCGCGACATCGGCGACCACGACTGCTCCACCTTGTCCCGCCGCGCCTCCTCCGCGTCCTTCAACGCGGCGGCGGTGGTCACAACGGTCGCGTCCCGGGCGACAGCCTGATCGCCGAGACGCTGCACGGCCAACTTCAACCCGTGCAGCTCCTCCGCGATCTTCTCCAGGCTGCCATTGATGGCCTCAAAATGCTTGTCATGGCCTGCGAGCCGGGCTCCGATCTCCCCGGCCACAGCGCCCCGGTCATAGGCCTCCTGCGGCGTCTCGCTCACGTCAGCCGCCTCCGCAGGTGTCGCGGATCTCCGCGACGACCCGGTCGTTGTCACCGGTGAGCGAGCGGACCGCGTCGGCCATGCGACGCTGCCCGTCCCGGTAGCAGCCGCCGGCGACATGCCACCCCGTCGCCACGACCCTGACACCGGGGGTGGTGCAGTCGTACAGGCGGAACGCGACCGCGCCGCCGACGACCGTGCCGCAGAGAGTCAGGACCACCAGGCCGATGACCCACGCCTGCCGGCGTCTCAACCCTTGGACCGCTCCGGCGAACTCCCGTGTCGCGGCGCCGAGGCCGCTGACGGCTGTAGCCAGGTCGCGCTCAGGCATCGGACCGCCTTTCCCGCTCGCTTTCGACTTCCGCCAGCAACGCGTCGGCCTGCTCCTTGAGTTGCTCGGCCAGCAGTTGCAGGCGGCTCAGCCACGCCTCGCCGCTTTGGCGGCGCGGCGGCTCATCACGCTCACGTGTCACGCCGGCTGTCTGCTCCCTCCGCCCTGGCGGCAGCGATCTCGTCGTCGTGTCGCTGACGGGCCAGGAACTCGCGGTACGAGGCAAGGGTCTCGGCGGTGGAGGCCAGCGCCGGCCCCACCGCCTGGTACACGGCCAGCAACTCCGCCTTGTGCTTCTCGGCCTGCGTCAGGAGCCGGTCAGACAGCTCCTCGACACGTTTCTGCAGCGCCGCCCGCTCGGCCTCGGTGCGGGTCCACTGCCGGCCGGCGAACACCAGGCCGAGAGTCGCAATGAAACCGACGACGCCGTAGCCCAAGAAGGGGGACAGATCCCCTGGGGGAGTCTCGGTTTGCAGCCACCACAACGCGAGCGCAGGCACTCCGGCCTAGCGCCCGGTCCGGTCCTCGTACGACACGCCGGCCATCGCGTCCCACACGTTGCGGGCCACGGCCTGCAGGTCCGCGTCGCTGATCGAGCCGGCGCCGCCGAACGCGTACGTGGCGACCGCCAGGTCCCAGGCCAGCCGGGAGGTCATCCCCACGGGGTTGGTGAGGATCGACTCGGCGAGCGCGGCCCTCTTGCGGCGGTGCGGGATCTTGTCCCCGGCCCCCGGGTCGCCAGGAGCCTCGCCGATGACCGAGTTCGCGACGAGTATCCCGCAGGCCGTGACACGGCCCTGCCACGCCGTGTCGGCCGCGAGCGTCGCCGCGTCGGAGAAAGCCACTTAGCTCACGGCCCCCACCGCTGCGCGTCAGAGTCGCACTGGTGCTGCTGCCAGTACGGGTCCGGGTCGGTCTCGTGGCCGGCGTCCCGGCCACAGGTGCAGGTGTGGAAATCGATGTCCGGAGTCCCCTGGGTCTTCTGCGCCATGCACGCGGCCATTGGGTTGCTCTGCTCCTTTAGCCGATGTAGGTGACGATGAGGTACGCCGGCAACGTGGCCGACGCCGAGCGGTTGATGAGCCCGGTGCCGGCCACCTTCTGGCCGGTCATCGAGAAAGTCTTCGAACCCGAGGACACGGCGATGTACTCGGCGAAGGCGTGGAACCTGGGACTCACGCTGGTGGCGCGGACCATGTTCTCCGCGACCATCACCGTGCCGGACGCGCTGTCCTCGCGGAGCGTCATGCCGATGACATCCCCGGCGACACTGCTGGTCATGCTGACCTCGCCCTGCACCCGGTACTTCCGCCCGGACACCAGGGTCACCGTCACCGTCATGATCTGCGTCTCAGCGGTGAACGTCGACGAGTCCGATGTGAAGACCTGTTGGCCGACGCGTTGCATCATGTTGTCGTTCAGGTCGGCGGCGTCGAGGATCTGCCCGTCGACAAAGGTCTGAGCCAAGGCGTCTCCTTATATCGCTAACGCGTTCTGGCCGAGGACGCCCAGCGTGGACGAGCCCAAGACGAACCCGCCCCACTTCGTCGCGGACTGCAGCGTGAACGTCACCCGCCACCGGGCGGGGCTCGCCGACCACTCGTGCTCGACGCCTCGGATGAACACGTCCCGTTGGATCGCCGATCCTGTCGGCGGGCGGCGGATGATCGTGATCCGATCCCCGATCTCCCGGGACAGCACCGCGGGCCACAGGTTGTCCGGGTCGCGCAGCGGCTCCACGGACAGCGCCGCGAACCGGTACTCCGGATCTTTCGACTGCGACACGACCCAGTTCGCGTAGGACAACGCCACCGAGTCCGTCTGCATGATCAGGTCGGACCGGTCGAACGAGCGGGTCAAGTTCGCGGTCTTGCTCGCCACGTCCTGCGCGACCTGCTCCGTCCCGCCGACCCGAGTCACCCTGGCGACGTTCACCAACTGCTCGTCGTCGTATTCCGGGACCACGTCCTGGTACTTCAACTCCCCCGCGTTGTCCCCGAAGGTCGCCTGGGAGGTCGCCGACCGCGCGTCGGTGAAGATCGCCTGCCGGTTGCGGAAGAACGCGCGCCCGCCGGAGTCGATGTAGAACTCCCCGAGTTCCGTGTCCGCCGTGAGTTGCAGCTCCTGCAGAGCGTTGCCCTCCAGCGTGGTCGCCTGCACCGTCGTGTTCCCGGTGGCCACCAACCGGTCCTCGCTCGGCCAGTCCGCTGAGTTGAGAATCCGGTCGACCCGAGTGCCCGAGTCCTCGCCGGCTCCAACCGCGGCCCCGGCGGCGCGGTCCACCTGCCCGAGCACCTTGAACCCGTCGGTGGCGGCGACCGTCGTCTCCGCGTACCGGGGCTTGGTGTATTCCGTGGTCCACGAGTCCGCGAAACCCCGCCAAATGTTGTAGGTGACGCCGGCCCACGTCGCCCGCAGCCGCACCACCCTCATCGGGCGGACCTGCGTCACCCCGCCCGACACGTACGGCCCGGCCAGGTTCGACGCGTCGAACCTGCGGTCGTCGTCGCGGAGCACCAACGACGCGTTGCCCGCGCCGTAGGAGACCACCGGGGACGACACCCGGTCGGAGCCGCGCCGGGTCGTGAAAGACCGCAGCCACGGGGTCACATCCGTGTACGCCTGGCCGTCACCAAGCGTGCCCGTGCCGAGGAGTCCCCGCGCCGAGTCGCCCAAGTGCAGCAACGTCCCCGACGACGCGCCGATCCCGAACCCGACCTCAGCGATGATCGTCGGCTGCTGCATCAGGGGCGGATCTTCAGCCGAATGCCGCCGTTGCTCCTCGCGTACGCCTGCAGCTCGTCGACGAGCTGCTTGACGTTCTGCACGCCATGCAGAACCAAGTCGCCGTGGACGACGACGCCTCCGCCCCCGCTTCTCGGCACCACCGTCTCGCCCGCCTGGAAACCGTAGGTCCGCCCCGAGCGGCCGACGCCCATGATGTCCTCGGTGATCGGCCCCCCGCCGTGGTACCAGTGCGGGGAGCGCGACGACCACTTGGCGTACGCGTTGACCGGGTTTCCATACGAGCCCTTGATGTAACGGCCGGTGTACACAGCCTGCAGATACGGGTCGAAAGTCTTGTGGCCGCCCACTGTGGCCCAAGTGCTGTCCAGGAACTGGCCAATTCCGAGCGCGGAGCTTGTCGGGTTTTGGGCGGTGTTGCGGAAACCGGACTCGCCCATGAGCAGCCTGTACGCGGCGTTCCACTGACCACCCGACCAGCCGAACATGCTCGCGAAGACCTGCTTCACCAACGCGGCGTTGCCTGACACGTTCGACTGCGCGCCCAGAGTCGCCGCGCCATCGCCGCCAGCACCCCCAGCGCTGCCGAGTGCCTTCTGCAGGCGGTCCGGCAGGTCGGACAACGCCCGCACGATGCCCTGGTACGGCTGGCCGGAGACGACCAGCGGGACCGTCGCCGACGGCCGCACCGGGCCGCCGCGAGCATAACCCCCGGCCAGCACGGCCTTGCGCATCCGCCGCACGGACTGATGGCCGCCAGCGGCCCGCACCTCCTTGGCGGTCCACATGTGCTCACCGGCGCTGGCCCAGATCGGCACGTCATCCGACGTGCCCGTCCCCGGGCCAGTGATCGCCCCGCCGGCCGCCTTCTTGCGGCCCGCCATGGCAAGCTCCTGCTTCACCAGGGACGTGGCCTGCGCCTTGGAGATGTGCGCCGACTTCCACACGTGGTCGATGCGGGCATTGAGATTGTCGAAGCCGTGGATGGCGTCCTTCAACCCAGGCGTCGACACCTTGACCTTCAGGTCAGACGGGACCTTGAACATCTGCTCAAGCAGCTTGTGCGTCTCCGTCTTCGAGTACCCGGCCTGGATCGCCTGGTTCTCCAGATCCTTCTTCTGCTGCCGGAGGCTCGCGTTCACCACGTCAACGGACTTGCCGGCCGCCCTGTCGGCTTTCGCCTTCGCGTAGGCGGCGTCGACCGCGGACTGGAAAGCCGCGACGTTCTCCCGGCCCGCCGCGGTCATGATGTTCAACGAGTGCGACCCGACCTCGCCGGCCCGTTTCTGCGCCGCCGCGACGTTGCGCGCCGCGTCCGCGACCGCCCTAGCCGTGTCCTGCTGCGCCTTCGCGATGCCGCGCTGCGCCTCGGCGACCGCCCTCGCCGAGTCCTCATGAGCCTTCGTCAACGCCACCCGGGCGTCACGCGCGGCCCCGTCCGCGGACGTGACCGCTTTCTGCGCGGCGACCACCGCCGGGGTGGCGTTGACGCCCTCGCGCTCCACCTTGTTGCTCTCCCGCACCGCCTGGGCGCGTTCCCGCTGCGCGTCGGAAAGGCTGTCCTGCGCCAGCGCCAACGCCAAGATGGCCTCGCGGCGGTCCAAATCCGTCGACTTGGCGTCCTTGTTGACCTCCTTCAGCCGCTGCTGCGCGCGCAGCACCTGCAGAGTCGCCCCCTCCTCTGCGAGCAGAGCGTCGTCGACGGTCTCCTTCAAGTCCCGGAGCTGGCCGGCGGCGTCCCTGCGGGCCTGCGTCAAAGACCGCTGCGCCTCCCGCTGCCGGTCCTGCGCGCCGGTCAACGCCTCCTCCGCGGACCGCACCGACTCCGCGCCCGCCTTGTACGCGTCGCCCAGGGCGCGCTGCGCCGATGTGATCTGCTCCGCGCCCGAGGACTGCGCGTCCGCCAACGCCCGCTGCGCGTCGCCCACCTCCCGAGAAGCGTCAGCCGCCTCCCGGGACCGGTCGCCGAGCTGATGCAACGCCGCGTTCCACGCCGAAGTCGAGGACACCGCGTCCCGACCAGTCGAGGCGATCAGATCCAGCCCCGACGCGTAGGCGCCAGCCGCCTGCTGGTTGTCCAGCAACACGCGAAGGCTCTTGTCGACAGCAGGGGTCAAGCCGAGGCCCAGCGCCTCCGCCGCGGCCTTCGCCTTCTGCGCGGTCTCGTCGAGTTTTCCGCTCAGGTTGCCGGCCGCGTCGGCGTGGGCGTTGGTCGCGCCCGCCGCGACCTTGTCGACCTCCGCCTTCTCCCGGGTCTTGTCCAACGCCTTGCCCGTCGCCTCAGACTCGCCGTGGATGCCCTCCTTCACCGCGTTCAACGCGTCCAGGCGCTCGCTGCTGACCTGCCCCGTCAACTGCAAGTGCGCCTGCTCCTGGCGGATCTGCTCGTCGATGATCCCGGTGACGCGCTTGCGCGCGTCGCCCTCGTTCAGGGTGGCGGCCAGGACATCCTTCGCCGCGATCCCGAACTGCGCCGCACGCTGGATGACCTTGTCCTGCGCGAGCGCCTGCGCCACGTACTCGCGGGTCGTCCCGCCGATCGCGCCGCCGTCCTGCTCGATGGCGGCCGTCAGCGAGTCGATGTGGTCCTTGGCACGCTTCGACGCCGCCGCGAACAGGCCGACCCCGGCGGTCGCGCCCACAAGCGCGACACCCCACGGCCCGCCGAGGAACCCGGCCAGGCCGCCAGCGGCCCCGCGCAACTTGCCGACCGAGCTGGCCGCCGAGCCCATCGCGAACTTGCCGCTCGCGGTCTGGGCGGCGACACCGGCCGTGGCGATCCCCGCCGCGGCCGCCTCCGCGTCCGCGCCGACGACCAGCAACGCCTTGCCCGTGCGCAAGCTGCTGATGCCCAACTGGTCCATCGCCGTGCGGACCGCGCCCACGCCCTTGCCCGCGACAACCAAGCCGACCAAGCCGAGGACAGCAGCCTTCGCGACATCGTTGGACGCGATCGTGGCTATGCCCTTCGCGACCGCCTGAATCGCCGGAGCCGCGTCGACAAACGCCTTCGTCAGCTGCAGCTGGACGGGGAGCAGGCCAGCGCCAAGCTCCGCCTTGGCGTTCTCGAACTCGGCGGTGGCGATCCGCTGCTGGTTGGCGAGGCCGCCGGACGTGCGCGCGAAGTCGCCAGCCGCCGCGCCCGTCTGCTTCAAGATCAAGCCGTACGTGGCCTGCGCCTTGATCGCCGGGGTGATGTCGGCCTTGGTCTTCGCCAGGCCAGACCGCAGCGCCTCCTGCTCGACGGCGGCGGCGGTGATCGCGAACCCGAACCGCTGCAGCGGGTCGAACTCGCCGGCCAGCGCGGACTGCAACGCCCCGAGCATCTCCTCCGGCGACGCGTTGTTGAAGCTCGCCAGGTCGCCCGCGGTCTTGACGAGCTGGATCGACATCTTCGCCGAAGCCTTGTCCGTCAACCCCAGGTTGTGGAACAAATTGCCAAAGTTGCCCGCCGCGGTGAGCGCCTGGTTCTGCGACTGGCCCAGCGACTTCGCCGCGGACTTGCCGAAGGCGATCACCGCGGTCGCCGAGTCACCGAAGACCACCCGGGTCTTGGAGGTGGTCTCGTTCAAATCGGACGCGGCCTTGATCGACTCGCCGCTGAGCTGGGCCATCTTGCGGAGCGCGCCGACCGCGACGACCCCCGCGCCAAGCTTCCAAGCGGCGCCCGTGAGCGTGGCCGCCTTTGACTGCCTGTCACCCAGGTCGCTGACCGTCAAAGCGGCGCGTTTCTGCTCGCCGGTGAGCTTCGACTGGGCGGCCAGGGTGTCCCGGCTGGACGACGCGACGCCGCGCTGCGCCTTCGCCAACTGCTCCTCAGCGGCGACCAGCTGCGATGTCTTCGCCTTGCCTGACCCGCGCAGGTCCGCGAGTTTCGCCTCCGCGGCCCGCACGCGGCCGGACGCGTCCTTCTCCCGGTCCTGCGCCTTCGCCAGGTCCAAGGTGGCGGCCTCGAGCGCCTCCACCGACGTGGCCGCCGTCTTCGCCGCTCCGCCGAGCGTTTTGAGGTCTCTGGCCCCCGACGCCGCGCCATCGACCTCAAGGAGGAGCTGCAGCTTCTCGGTTGTCGTCCCCACCGTTGGCTACCCTCCTGACATGCGGACAGTCATGGTCGCTGCCGTCATCGCGTCAGCGACCCTTGCCCTCGGATGCCAAAGCAGCGACGACACGGCAGACAAATGCGCCGCCATCCGGCACGCCATCGTCACCGACAAACAGCAGGTCATAGACGCGATGCAGGCAGGGGACGAGATGTCGGCCGCGAGGGCGCGGGTCGACGTTGACGCCGACGCCCGCGCGGCGCGCGACCCCGCCGCGGTCGGCGGCGTCTGCGACATCGACGACCTGGTGGGACCAGGCGTGGGCCGCTAGCCGGCCTGCGCCTGCGCCGCGTCCATCAGCAGGAACAGGTCCCGCCACGAGTGCTGACGGACAACAGAGGGCGGCCAGCCGAAACGGCGGACCGCCCACACCACTAAGTCGTCGCCGGTTCTCCCGGCTCCGATTTTGGGTCGACCACGGGCAGCCCGTCGACCCACTCGATCGGCCGGTCGTGGTCGTCGACGAGCTCGAACGCGTCGACCATCTGCCGCGCGGTCATCGCGCCGACCCGCTTCGCGGCCTCGGCCTTGCCATGAGTCCGAGCGGAGAGCGCGGTGAGGATCGCCCGCGCATGCTTCGCCGTCTTGACCGGGGCGGTGACGACGAACCACCAGTCGTCCTCGACGGCGGCCTCGATCTCGCACGTCTCGTCGACGGTGAGGTCTTCGGACAACCACGACTTGCCGTCGAGGGTGACACGGAACGGCATCTAGGCCACCGCCCACGTCGGCTCGCGTCCGCTGCCTTGGCAATGGACGCAGGTCACCTTGCGCACGCGACGGAAGGTGGCCAGCGAATCCAGGGGGGAATGACCCAGATAGGAGCCGTGGCCACCGCAATAGGAGCACCGGTCCCGGCCCAGCAGTCGGGTGAGCAACCTCATGACTCGTCCAGGCGTGCCGTCAGGTCGGCGATACGCGCCCGGACCCACTCGGAAGCATTCCCGTGGCCATCTTCCAGCCACGAGATGAGCTGGTCCGCGACCTCATCCGGGTCAAGGCCCAGGCTGTGATGCGCAAGCGCGTTCACAACCGTCCCGACCAGCTCCGCGCGTTCGGTGCGTGGACGATACAACGCCATGTACAACAGGCGGCGCGTCTCATCCAGATCCTTGCTGATGCCTTCGTCCATCGGAGTCCTCCTGCGGTGTGCGGTGGTTGACCTCCGGCCGGCGACCACCGCTGAGCGCCGGCCGGAGGAGGGGAGAGCCGGCTATCCGACCTTCTGGAACGTCGTCGCGGCAGACCAAGCGCCGGAGCCCTCCACCGCGCCGTCGACCGCGGACTGGACGGAGAAGTCGACGAAACCTGTGCCGAACCAGTAGACGCCAGGCGCGAGCACGAAATCGGGGTAGATGTACAGCTTCCGGGCGATCCCGTCCACGGCCGCGCTGTACGTCTGAACCGTCGCGTCGTCCCACCAGAAGTCGAACGACCCCTGCGCGTCCGGCAGGCCGGCGACATAGACCTTGGAGCCGTCGCCGAACGCTGTCACCTCGGTCTTGTCAGAGGTCGCTGACATACTCAGCGACTTCACGAATGCGATCGGCTCGGCGGTCCCAGCCGAGGTCAGGTTCATGAAGACCCGACCGTTCCTACCTGCGCGCCTGGCCATGAATCCTGCTCCTTATGCCGTGACGGGTTGTTGGTCGAACATCCGCAGCAATCGGGCCGCGTGGTTGGCAAACGTCCGCTCGGAGACCGCGGCGCGGGCCTGCCGCGCGGCCTCGACGCGGTCCGCCGGGTGGTCCAGCCACCACCGCAGCTGCTCCCCCGCGTCCTCCGGGCCGGCGAACGTCGGCAGCATCGGGAACAGCTCGTCGCCCTCCGGGCGCGGGTCGCGCAGGTAGAAGCACCCCGTGGCCGCCAACTCGATCTCCCGCGGCCCGCAGGCCCAGCCGACCGCCAAGTCCTCAGTCTCGGCCTCGCGGCGGTAGATGTTCACCGACGCTGACGCCGCCCGGTACAGGTCGACCGCGTCTGCGTTGTCGAAGCACCCGTCGATGTCATGGATGACGTGCCGGCGCAGCGGCGAGTCCTCGTCGAGGCCCATCCAGTTGCCCGCCAGCGCCACCCGCAGCCCGTCCAAACCCATGCGGTCGAAGAAGTCCACACGGGACGGGTAGCCGGTGCCGACGAACGCCAAGTCGGACGGCGCGGCCTCGCTAGGCCCCGGGCAATGGACCCGCTCCCGGTAAGCGTGAGGGGCGTACACGGTTGGGGTCAGCGTCTCGTACTCGGCGAGGTTCGTCGGGTCGTTGAGCAGCACCAAGTCGGCGTGCGGGGCCAGCAGGAGCTGCCGGCCCTCCTCGTACGGGCTCTCCGTGTTCAGAAGGACGACACGAGTGCCGTTGCGGCGGGCCTGGTCCAACACCGCGGCGTCGGAGAAGAAAGCCGAGACGACGAACAGCATGTGCGGGCGGATCTTGAACAATGCGGCGGCCAGGCGGTCGGTGGTCAGCGCGACCACCTGCTCAGCAGACAGCGCCTTCTTGAACCCGTCCCCGGCGTCGATGTGCGCGGCGTCATAGAAACACAGCAGGTCGCCGAGGGGGAACTCGAGCACGTTCTGGCCGAGTTCCCGGAACGCCTCCACCCAGCCCGCGTAAACGTCCGCCACGGAGAACCCCGGTCCTGGCGCGACCGCGAGAATCCGCATTCAGAAGTCCTCGCGGGGCACGACCAGCGTTGTCGTCGCCACGTACGCCCCCAGCGACTCGACCCACGCGTAGGTCCAGCCGACGCGAGGCGTGGGCGTCGACCCGAGCGCCTGCTCGCACGCCAACACGAGCACGTCGAGGTCGTCCTGGGCCTGCTGAGCGTCGGCGGTGGTGTCCACATACACCCGCACCGCGACGATCCACTCGTACGGCGAGATGCCCGCCGGGGAGACCGTGACCGCTTTCGGGCGGGGCAGGCTCGCAGGCAGCGGCTCATGGTCGAGCACCGCCGTCGCGCCCAACCCGCCGACGCCGACAAGCGCCGCGTGGACAGCGGTGCGAGCGGCCTTCGGGGTGGCGGTCACCTGAATTGCTCCTCAAGGTATTTGCGCAGCGCCGCCTGGAACACGCCGGGCACCTTCGGGACGGCGGCGTCGACGGCCTTCGACCAGGTTCTCTTGCCACGGGTGCCTGGGTGATGGACCTTGCGCCGGTAGCCGCCTGGAAGTCTCAACGCGTGCCGGCCCTTCGCACGGCGCTCGATCATGTGGCCGGCCGTGGGCGACTGCAGCAGATGCAGGGGGCCGGCAGAGCGGACCAGCATCATCCACGCGCCCTTCGGCTGCACAACCACGTCCACCCTCGCGCCGTCTTCTCCGACACCGGACAGGCGCATGTCCCCGCCCGAGTCACGTCGGACCGCGTCCCGGGCGGCGTCGCCGACCACAGCCGCCGCCTCCAGCAACGCCTTGCCCATCACCTCGTCCAAGCCGGCCGCCGCGGCGTCGACCTTCACGCCGAACTGGGCGATGACACGGGTTCGCCCGACGCTGCCTCGAGGCATCACACCCCCCAGGAGTTGCGCAGGTGTTTGACCATCTCCGCGGCGGCGCGGGGCACGGCGAACCCGAACCCCGTCGGAAGCTCGTCGCCGCCGCCGAACGTGTCGGTGCCCATGCCGTGGTCACGCCGCCACATGTGCGCGGCGATCTCCGCGGTCGCGACAACCGCCTCCTCGGGGCACTGGTTCGCCCGGCCAGCGACATAGGTCACGCGGACGGGGCCGTAGACGCAGCCGCCGTCTTTGCGCTCCACGATCCCCGAAGGACCGTCCACGTCGAGGTCAGCCACGGTCTGGGCGACCCCGCCGGTGCGAATCGGAACGACAGAGGTCACCGAGACAACGGGGATCTTCCGCAGCGCCAACGCGTGGCCGCCGAGGTGCTTCTCGACCACGGTCTCGTTCGCGACCGGGCCGATGCGCGACTCCACCCATGCCGTGGCCATCTGCAGCAGCTCGCCGATCTCGTCGAGGTCGCCCTGCCCGTTGAGCAGGGCCTGCACGTCCTCGGCCGACGCGATCCACCGCGGCGACCCGGCGCGAACATAGAACACGCCTTCTCTCGCGCCGGCCGGCGTCGTCGTCACCCACCGGTAGACGTGCCGGCCCACATCAGCGGTGGTGTAGTCGACCTCGTAGTGGCCGGTCGGCGAAGGCGCGGGGACCGTCGGCGCAGTCGTCGTCAGGTCCGGCTTCGTGATCGTCAGCACAGCCGTGGCGGCGTTGAGAGGAGTCGGCGGTGTCGCGCCGTCGTCCACGTCGATCGCCAGCGAAACCTGCGCGCCGAGCGAGAACACGACTCACCTCACTCTCGGTGCGCTGCCCGTTCCCGGGTTGACCTTCGCTGCCGTGCCAGAGCCGGAGCTGACGCCTGCCGCCGCGCCGATGCCGACCCGAATGCGGCCAGGGATGCTGGCCGACACTGACGCGGCTGCAGCCACGTCAGTCAAGCCCGCCACGTCGGCCAACACCAGCGCCTGCGACCAGGCGACGCTGTCGACGAGGCCTGCGATGTCGCTCAGCTCAAGCGACCGCAGGATCAGCCGGGTGTCGGCGAGGCCAGCCGAGTCGGTGGCTGCCATATCACGCTGCAGACCGGTCGAGGTGGCGTCGGTCAGCCCAGCCGAGTCGGTGAGGACTTTCGCCTGACTGAACGCGGTCGCGTCCATTAGGCCGGCCGAGTCGGTGAAGACTTGAGTTCTAGAGAACGCCGCGGAGTCGGCCAGACCCGCGTCATCGGTCGGTGTGATGAAACGCGCCGACTGGATGAGCTGCGTGTCCACCAGGCCAGCGCTGTCCGTGAGGACCCTCGCCTGATCCAGCACCACGGCGTCGACAAGCCCTGCGGAGTCGGTGACGCCCTTGCTCTGCGCCAAGAGGACGGCGTCAGTGAGGCCTGCGGCGTCGGTCTGTGCGACGGTCTTGATCAGCTCGACGGCGGCGGCGTCGACAAGCCCTGCGGAGTCGGTGAGCACCGGCGCGACCATCAGCGCCGCCGAGTCGACCAGACCGGCGGAGTCGGTCTCGATGTACTGCTGCTCGAGGACCGCGGCGTCCGTGAGCCCGGCGGAGTCGGTCTGGTCGACCGGGAACGTGGTCCCGCCTGCCGCCGGGGCTTTGACGGCGAGGCTCAGTGCCTCCCAGCCCACTGACGCGGAGCACGTCGCCGTGCGGGTGCCCGTCGCGCCTGACACCGTCAGCCGCTCAGAGCAGACCTCCACCACGATCCACGACGAGGACGGCTGCGCGTCGACCTCTTCGCTCATCGGCGGCGGCGGGGTGTATGTCCGCGCCGTGCCCAGGGTCAGCCCGTAGAACCCGCTGATCAGCAGGTCGTCGGCGACCGTCGGGGAGATCGTCGGCGCGACGTGGCTGGCTGATGTGCCGCCCGCGCCGAACGTCGCGGCCACGTCGACCGGCGTCGTCGCGTTCACGTTGGCGACATCGAGGATCACGACCTCGTTTGAGGACGCCGCGTCCCCGCCGAACGTGTAACTGGCGCCCTCGCTGGCGGCGGTCTTCGTCCAGATCTTGATGTCGCCGTTCGCGGTCGACTGGGTCGAGCCTGACTGCGTCCAGCCGCCCGGGGCGGTCATGCTGGCGGTGCTGCCGTCCGGGTCGGCGAAATGCAAGGCGATCAGCAGGTCGCCGTCCACTGTCGCCGGGGGCTTGTTGACGACGATGCTGCCGCCGGCCGAGCCTGCGGACGTTCTGTCCCGCACGTACGGAGCGGTCGGGGGGAGCCCGTCGGCTCGCCGGTAGTACCGGGTGACGTACCGCGTCTCGTTGAACTCGGCGATGTACCGCTTGCGCAGCCGCCCGTAGTAGGTGCGGACAGGCATGGGCTAGCCCCCTTTTTGGACTAGCCGATCTCCACGAGCGTCCAGCCGTAACGCCATGTCTGGCTGGCGGGGGCCGCGGCAAACCGGGAGCCGAGGATGCCCGCCGCCGCCACCACCAACTGCTCGTCTGGTGTCGGCAGCCAAAGCCAGCCGTTGACGACGTTGAAGCCCTCGCCGTCGTGCACGTCTGTGACGGTTCCCTCGGCGCTGGCGTTGTGGCCGGCGGTGAACGAGGCCGCGCTGGTCGACGGCCGCACGACGACCGGGGTCACCGCCGTGGTGGTGCCGGCGCCTGTCTTCCGCACGATCTCGATGCCCGCCTGCGCGGCGGTGGCGCTAGCCGACTCGGTGACCCACGCCCGCACAGCAACGAGCGGCTTGGCTGAGGCCGCGACCGCCTGGATGATCGTGATCGCGGTGGAGATCGTCGCCGTCTGGCGGATCGTGTAAGGGTTGCCAAGCTCAGTCGCCATCGACGGCCTCGCTCGCACGCCGCCAGAACGTCAGCTCGTACATGAAGGGGTGCAGTCGCCCGTCGGCGTACCGCTGCCGTGTCACGACCGTCACCGCGTCGGCGTCAGGGACCGCGTCACCCGGCGGCGGGACGAAATCAGGGCCGCCGACATGGAACGAGGCGACCCGCTCGAAGCCGGGCAGCGCAGGCTCCGAGTCGGGGGGGAGCTCAATCGCGTCGTCGTCGAAGGGCACGCCGAACGGCAGCCCGGTTATGCCAGCCATGCCTGGTCACCTCCCTTTCCGTGTCGCGCGCTGCGTGAGAGTCCAGGCGCACGCGGCGCACACGTACGGCCGGTTGTCCTCAGAGAGGGTCAACACCTGCCCGCACAGCAGGTGCCCCAACTCGCCGCACGCCGAGCAGACGTAAGTCGCCCGCAGAGGTATCCGCTCCCCGCATGTCCCACAGCACGGGGAGCGTGTCGTCTGGAACCCGTAGAGGCTCACCAGTTGCTCGCCGTCGCGTACTGCTGCTGCTGCGTCCACTGCGATCCTCTCGCCGCCGCACCCGCCTCGGCGGACACCACCGACGCGTACGCGATGTGGTACAAGCCGCCGGCCGGGAGCCCCGTGATCCCCAGTGAGGTGGAGAAGCCGGCCACGTCGTCGGGATCAGTGCGCTGCACCACCGCGTAGCTGATCTCTCCCGCGAGTGTGCCCTTGTTCACGATCGTGCACCCCGACGCCGCCGCCCACGCCGATGTCGAGTTCGCCTGCCAATCGGAGACCACCATGAAGCCCTGGCCGCCGTCGATCGTCGCCGTGTAGCTGACCGTCAGCGTGCTCCCGCCGTTCTGCCTCGTCCCGTTCGCGTTCGCGATCGGCGTGACAAGATCATGGCCGGTGAGCACGTACGGCTTGAGGATGCTGCCGCGTTCGGCGGCGGTGTTGTGGCCGTTCGTCACCGTCAGGACAGTGCTGCCCGGCGCGGTCCCCACAAGCGCGTGGAAGAAAGCCGCCTGCCCATCCAGCGACGGCGTGCCCGACCCCTTGTGATCCCAGGCGTCCGTCGTCCAGGTCTGTGCGGGACTGCTGGACTTCGACGGGGCCAACGGGTCCACCGAGCCCGTGTTCCCCGCCCAGAGCGCGATGATCAGCGAGTTGTCCGGCGGAGTGAAAGCCGTCGACGCGTTCGCCTGCGCTGACGTGGTCGACGCCGCCGGGGAGGAGTCGATGACCAGCGGCATCAGTCGCTCGCGATGACCCCGGCGATGTCATCAAAGCTCGCCGTGACCTGGAACTCCACATCGGAGTCGATGGGATGCTTCCGCGCGTACCCGCTGGCTGTGCCCACGCCGTTCGCGCCGACTGCGACAGTGAACGTCGTGGTCGAGCCGACGACGGTGACCTCCCAGCCGCCGTTCGCGTTCGTGTTCACCAGGTGCGACGCGATCTCGACGGTGTCCCCCACCGCCAGGCCGTGCGCCGCGGCGGTCGTCACCACCGTCGGGGTCGCGTTCGTCGATGACGAGATCGCGACCGGCGAGCCCATCGCGACCGTCGAGTTCTGCACCACCGCGTAAACGAATCGGTCGAGGTACGCCGACGGGTTGTTCAACACCAGCGTGGCGAGCTGCTGGCGTTTCTGCCACTTCGCGTTGCCCATCGCGGCCTGGGCCTCGCCCTGGACCGCGGTGGCGACCTTCGCCATCGCGACCTGCACCCGCGACCGAAACGTCCCATTGCCCGCCAGCGACGCCTGCGAAATGAAGTTCGCCACCGGTCAGACCCCCAGAAACTTGGCGTTCCAGGTAATTACTAAGGTATCTGAGGCGCTTTTATTTATCGCTGTGAACACGACTCGATGAGCTGTGTTCGCTGCCGTCGTGGTCGCGTCGGTGGCCGCGTCGTTGACGATGACTGCCTCGGTGATCGCCGCGTTCGTCACGTCCCCCGCAGCCCACGTCGTTTTGTACTGGCCGTTCACGCCCAGGCCGGCGCCGAGGTTCTGTGTCGCCGGGAACGACGCGTCGAACGGGTTGTTCGACGCCGCGATGTAGGTGACCAGCGCCGCGCCAGCCCCCGACTTCGCCGCGGCCGTCGTGCCCGTGCCCAACTTCATCCCGGTCATCTTCGTGGGCTGCGGGGGCGCGGCCGGGGTCACCAACGCGATCGCCATGCCCGCGTAGTACAGGTCACCCGCGTCGGTTATCAGGTTGTCCGCGCGGCGCTCGTCCTTGACTTGCCCATCGGGGCCGATCAACTGGATGAGGATGTTGCCTTTGAACCCGCCGTCTGGCCCGGCCGGGTCCTGCTCTTCGACTTCGATCGGCTCAACAGGCACAGGGGATTCCCTTCTGGCGGGCTCGGTCAGTCAAGTCGAGCCGGCGGCCGGGGCGGGAGTCGAGGCCGCCCCGGCCTGCTAGTGGTTACCTGCCGACGGCTCTACGTGGCCTGGCGCTGCTTGACGGTCCGGCTCTGCGGCGGCTCCGACTTCGCGTCGTCGCTCTTCGCCGCCGCCTTGCGCTCCTCAGCGGCGTCGGCCTTCAGGCCCAGCTCCGCGAGTTGCTTGTCGACCGCGCGGACGCGCTCCGAGTTGCCGTAGGCCACGGCGTTCTCGCGCTCGTTGCGGAGCTGCTGCACCAGAGTGGCCTGCTGGTAAGGGACCTCGTCGCTCACTGAAGCTCCAATCGCGGGTAGTGCAGATGCACGGGCCGAACATGCCAAGCGATGGGCACGTCCTCAGAGACGTTGCGGTGATGCCACCCCGACAACGTGCCGTCGGAGACATGCCCCGCGGGATTCGCGGACATGTACGCCTCGACGAAGACTCGCGGCAGGTACGTCATGCCCAGACCCCACAGGTGGCAGGTCCGGTCATCGGGGGTGACGTGCCGCAGGTGGCCGGTCTCCGGCGTCCCCTCGTAGCGGCGGTGAGCCCACTGGCCAGGTGGCCGGGTGTCGTACAGCCGGTACGGGGCGACAAGGACCCGATCCGGCTCCGACTGGGCCATGTTCGCGAACGCCCGAAGATCCTCTTTGCCGACCGCGATATCCCACTCGAGAAGCAGGATGTCGTCGGCCACGTCGGCGAGGCACCGGTAGTCGTGGCCGTCCATGGCCAGCCGCGGCAGGTCGTCCTGGACATAGGACCGGCCCTCCGGCACCGTCGCCGGCCAGGAGCGGATCAGCCTCACGTGTGGTAGTCCACGGTCACATCGCCGACGAAGGCCCACTCCGCGCCGGCCTGCATCCAGCGGTCCACGATGTCCCAGTCGATCGTCGGCAGCGACGGCTCCCACGTGCCTAGGTCGAGCAGTTCACGGCGATGGACGATGATCGACGTGTCGATGCCGCAGTACACCGGGGGGTCGGTGCCCACCACCGAGCCCGACGGGTGGACGAGCATCTGGCTGTACGCGAACGCGGCGTCGGGGTTGTCCTCCAGCGCCGCCACGAGTAGCTCCAGGTGCCGGGGGCGGTAGGCGTTGTCGTCGTCGAGGTAGGCGATCAGCTCGCCCTTCGCGAGCTCCAAGCCGCGCAGGCGTGCCCAGTGCCCCCATCGCGCGTCGTCGTCGTGCTCGTCGAGGGCCTCGAAGACGACACCGGCCGGCAACTGCTCGGCCAACCCCACGTCCGGGCCGTCCGAGACGACGACGTGCTCCACGGCCGGGTGGGTCTGCGCCTGCACCGACGGGACGCAACGATCGAGCAGCTCCCAATGCCTCTGCCAAGTAGGGGTTATCACGGACACGGTCGGGGTCACCGGTGGTCCCGATGGCCGAGCAGGCTGAACCGCTTGTTCCCCTGCCAGTCGATCGGGATGTCGGCCGGCCGCAAGCCGGCGCGGAGGAGCACATACGGCTCGCTGATCTGGTCCTCATACGTCCAGCGGACCATCTCAGCCAGCCACGCGTCGCCGAAGGCAGGACAGTCGGCCGCGCGGACCATGAGCCCCGTCCACCACACACCCCAGTCCACCGGGTGGCCGTCGGCGATGTAATGCCGCGCTTGCTCCCAGACCGGCAGCCCGTCGTACTTCGGCATTCCCGACGCGACCGACGCCTCCGCGAGGAGGCTGGCGCGCTCGACGCTGTGGTGCTGCGCCAAGTCTTCGTCGCCGAGGGAGTCGACACACCAGCGGACAAAATCCGGGGACTCGATCCGCAGGTTGCCGTCGACCCAGATCAGCACGTCCGCGTCGGAGTACTGCTCGGGGTTGGCCTTCGCGACCTTCGCCGCGAGCCGCGGATGCAGCTGCGGGCGGGGCTCGACGACGACCTTCCACGGCTCGCACTGGAGCGGCTGGTCGGTGACCATCACCCAGTCGCACGGCATGTCCTGCGCGACCGGGGCGAGCGGCTGGTCGTATCCACCGAAGATCGAACTGATTACGGCGACGCTCATCAGGCCGACACCCACTCGGGGCCGAACTGGTGATCGCATATCAGGCACAGATGCGCGACGACCTCGCCGCTGATGGACTCGACCGGCACGACTTCCAAGTGGAGGCACCGGACCTGGACAAGCACCGGCTCAGGGTCGCCGAACGTCTGGACGCTGGCCCACTCCCACCGCGGGTCCGGCTCGACACCGCTCACCGCGCCGCCAAATAGTCGCGGTACCAGGCCACCGTCTCGTCGAGCCGGTGCGGCCACGGGTTGAGGCACCTCGGATCGGCGGCCACGACCTCCGCGCCCTCAGGCTCACCCGGGCGCATCGGCACGTGCGTCACCTGCGACCGCGAGCCGGCCGCCTCGATGACCGCCCACGCCGCGTCCAGCACCGTCGTGGGCTTCCCGGTGCCGGCCTCGACGACCTCGCCGTACGGGCCGCCGACCGCGTCGACCAGGACCCTCGCCACGTCGTCGACGTGGACAAGGTCGACGACCTGCGCGCCCGAGCCGTTGACCTCCACGTCCATGCCCGTGAGCGCGCGACACGCGAACGAGGGGATGATCTTCCGGACCGTCGACTTGCCGTGCGGCGGGCACGCCTTCTGGCCTGGGCCGTAAACATGGTAGGCGCGGACCACGGCGATCTTCTCGCCGCGCCATTGCGCCCGCGCGAGGCCGATGTCCTCCGCCGCGCCCTTCGTGATCGCATAAGGGTTCGGCTGGCCCTTGTGCCCGGTGCCGATCTGCACCACCGGGACGCCCGCGTGGGCCGCGGCGTCGTAGACGTTGATCGCGCCGATGATGTTGACATCGGCGGCGGCCAACTCGGCAGGACAGGGCCGAGACAACCACCCCGGACCCCCGGGCAGAGATGGCGGCGCGCTGGCCGGGTCAACCTGCAGAAGCTCGGACGTGCCGAGCATCCCCGCGAGGTTGACCACCGCATGGGCCTCGGCGACCGCCGGCCACAGATCCTGCTCCAGCAGAATGGTCTTCGTCGGCAGGTCGAACGGGACGCACTCCATGCCGCGCGACTCCAACTCGCGGCGGACCGCCGAGCCGATGAAGCCACGAGAGCCCGTGACCAGGACCCTCATGGCCTGACCACGAACAGCGTGTCGACCAGCTCGTCCGGGCCGTCCGGCGGCCAGCCGTCCAGCGCCGCGCGAACGCCCGGGCAGCAGCAGTCCTCGCCGTAATCGTGACAAGCCAGAACCCCGCCAGGAGCGAGAAGCTTCAGCCCCCACGACACGTCGTGCTCCACGGCCTCGCGGGCGTGGTCGCCATCGACGAACACCAGGTTGAACCGCTCACCCGCGTCAGCCAGCGCAGGAAGCGCCTCGTTGCTGCGGCGGCGGTCGACAACCACTCGGTCAGCGACCCCGTAGAAGCCCAGGTTCGCGGCCATGACACCCGCCGACTGCAGCCAGTCGTGCGGGTCGACCGCGTGGACCTCGGCTCTCGCCAGGGCCATCACGACCGCGCTGTACCCGAACGCCGAGCCGACCTCCAGCACACGCCGGCCTTCCCCTGCCAGCTCGCGCAACTTGGCCGACTCGGCGTCGGTGATGGACGTGGCGATCGCCGGGCCGGGGCCCGGGGCGACATCTCGCCAGGGCAGATGCATGTTGGGGACACCTCCGCATCGGTGTCCACCGGCCGGCGATGCGGGCGCCGGCCGGTGGCCTGTGGTCAGAACGCCGGGAAGTCGAAGTGCAGATGCACGGGCCGGACATCCCAGCAGATCGGCACGTCCCGCTGGATGTGGTTGTGATGCCACAACGAGAACGACGTGTCGTTGAGCTTGCGCAGCAGCGGGAACCGCCGCGCCGCCTCGACATAGCCGCGGATCAGATCCCGCGGCAAGTAGGTCAGGCCGAACCCGAAGGTCTGGCAGAACGGGTCGCCCGTCGCCACCGGCTCCATCAGCAGCCCGTCGTAGCGCAGGTGGACCCAGAACCCCCCGTCGGCGTTCATGTGGCCGGACCACTTCCGCTCCAGGTCGCCACCCGGCGCGGCGTAGAGGCGATACGGGGCCACCAGCACCCGCGACGGGTCACGGCGGGCGTCGGCGGCGAAGAACAGCAAGTCTTCGGCGGTCGTCGCGATGTCCCACTCGATCAACAGGATGTCGTCGTCGTAGTCGGCGAGCGGCGAGTAGTCGAAGCTGTCCATGACCAGTCGCTCGCACCCGTCGACCACATGCGCGCGGTGCTCTGGGACCGCCGCCGGCCAGGAGCGGATCAGGCGCAAAGATCAACCGACCGGTAGTTCAGATGCACCGGACGCGCCTCCCAGCAGATCGGGACCTCCCGGGTCACCCGCGCGTGGTGCCACATCGAGAACTCCACGTCCCCGAAATGCGCGGACCACCTCGACTCGACGAACCGGCGCACAAGGTCGCGCGGCAGGTGGGCCATGCCGAATCCGAACAGGTTGCACACCGGGTCGCCCGTCGCCACCGGCCGCGCGCCAGTCGGAGAAGTCGTCCCCGAGCCCGTGCCGTCCCACCGGCGATGCGCCCAGATGTCCGCCGGCAAGTGGTAGGCGTCCGCGTAAAGCAGGTACGGGGCCACCAACACCCGGTCGGGAGCGGCCCGCGCGCGCTCGGCGAACGAGCGCAGGCCCTCCCGGTCGACAGCGATGTCCCACTCGATCAGCAGGCAATCCTCGTCCAGCTCCGCGAGCGGGGTGTAGTCGCAGTTGTCGATGACCAGCCGGTCCATGTCGTCGACGACGTGGCTACGACCCGGTGGGATGCGGGCCGGCCAGGAGCGGACGAGGCGCATCTGGCCTCCGAGGCTACGAGCTATACAGCTCCAGGTACTCAGCGGCGCGACGGAGAAGGGCTGGGTCGTCGCACATCTGGCCAAGGATGCTGTTGCAAGGCGCGCACAGCAATCCACGAACAACACCCGTCTTGTGGCAGTGGTCCACAACCAGCTTCCGGGGGCGGCGGCAGATCTTGCAGGTGCCACCCTGCTCGGCCAGCATCGCGTCGTAATCTGCCTGGACGATCCCGAACTTGTACGTGAGCGTCCAGTCCCGGAAGCAGGCCGGGCAGTAGCTCAGGTGAGCGCTGTCGCCGCGGGGCTTCCCGCACCGCGAGCAGTTAACCGTCGGCTTCTGCGGGTTCTTCGTCCTGTAGTCCCGCTCGTACGCTCGCCGACACGTCTTGCAATAGCTGGCGTCGACCCGCGGCTCGGTCCCGCATCGCGAACATAGGCGTAACTGCTGCTCCGCGCGCTTCGCTCGATAGCAGTCACGGCAGTAAGACGGGTGAGCCCCGTCGTCATTCTGACGAGGTTGCTTGCACCGCGAACACTGCTCGGCCTTTATCCGCCCACCTCGACGGTGATAAGCCTCGCGCTCTATCTCCCGTTTGCATTCGACGCAGTAGGACTTAAGCGTGCTATTCCGGGGGCGCTCACCGCAGCGAGCACACAGGTCACCGTTACGCTTAGACATGTCGACTCCAGCTCAGTCGGCCAGCCCCGGGGGTGTTGCCACACCCGCCGGGGCGTCTCTTGCTCTGATTCTATCCCGCTAGCCTCTCGATGTCCGGTTAGAGCGAACCGGACATTATATCAAAAGGCTGGCGTTACCAGACCTGTGCCGCTAACCGACTGAAATGCGGAGCTATAACGCCGAAAACTGTAGGCGTAGTAACCGTACAAGACCATCAAAATACCCAGAGTCGCCGCTGCGGCCTGTTCCGCCCTAATGAAGACAGGGGCGTTGGGATCTTCCCAAAGGTGGCACTCGGCGTCGGCGACGACGTAGATGGCGTCTTCGTTGCTGCCGGTGCCGGCGTTGGTCACGATGTTGTTGTCGACGACGACGAGGGTCCCGTTGGGCAGCACGCCGCGGATGCCCTTGTTGTAGCCGGCGCCGTAGTTCGCGCCGCCGGTCTGGCCCTGCGGCACGATTCCGGGCTGGTTGATGAACGGCCACGTGCTGACGAGCTGGCTGCTCATCCAGTGCCACCGACGGGAGTGCATGACGGCGTGGGATGGGATGGCCTGCGCGAGCAGAGCCGCCTCCGCGCCTGCGATCGCGCCGAGGATCTTCGGGTACAGGCCGGCGGCGGTCGGCGCGGTGGCGGTGTACGCCACGTCCACGGACACCGCCTCCAGGCCGGTGGTGGCCTGGTTGATCAGGTTGGCGTCGAGCGCCGTGGCGTACCGGCGGAACAGGTCGTTCATGAGCACGTCGTCGACGCCGGTGCCGCGTTCGATGGCCTGCCGGGACACGGTCTGCTGGCCGGCGGCAGTCTGGATGTTCTCGGTGAGCAGGGTGTCGTCGGCGTTGGTCTCCTGGACGGCGGTGTTCTCCGCGGTCTGCAACGCCACGCCGGTGGAGGTGGTGATCCGGGAGATGTTGACGGTCATGCCGTCCGGCGGCAAGTCGTGCTTGTTGCAGATGTCCGCGAACGGCCGCAGCGCGGCGGTCGCCGGGGCGTACATGTCGGTCAGGTACTGCGGGACGACGAGGCCGGTGAAGGCCCCGGTGCCGACAGCGCGGGTCAGGTACTCGGCCCGCTCCACCCGCTCCTCGGCCATGTGCTGGCTGAGGCGAGTTCCGGCTTGCACATCGTTGAACAGGAACTGCCGGACCACGTCCCACAGGAACTGGGTGCCGCGCTTGTCGGTGTCGGGGCGGTAGGTCCGCTCCTCCCGGCCCACCCGCGCCACCCGGTCGTACGACGGCTTGGACGCCGCCTTCGCCGCCGCGGGCGTGGGCTTGACCTCCCGCGCCGCGTCGTCAGCGGCGCGCTCCTCGGTCTTGACGCGCTCCGCGTTCTCCAACTTCGTCTGGATGCCGCGGATGTCGGCCTTCGCCTGGTCGCGCTCGGCGAACAGTTGGGCGGTGGTGGCGTCCTCCTCCTGGGTCAGGTTCGCGCGGCCCTCCTGCGCGGCCTGCGCCAGGATCGTCTTCACCTGGTGGATGGTCTTGTCGCGGCGCTTCTTGGCCGCTTCGAGCTCGACTTCGATGCCCGCGATGATGTCGTCGATGGTCGCCATGTCGGCGCTGTCCTTCCGGCAGTCGGAAGTGCCGCTGGCTCATGCGAGGACGGTCTGAGAGCCGGACTCGCGCGAACCCGCAACCGGTCTGACTGCCGGCGATGCGTGCTACAGGCACAGATTCAGGGGGTTTGAGTTGTCGGCTCACTCTTCGTCGCTGAGCAGCAGGGTGCTGATCAGCGCCACGGACCGGCCCGTGCTGGCCGGTGACGCCGCGCGGGTCTGACCGCCCGCGCGCGCGACCCCGCCGTGAGAGGCGGGGAGGTCTGTCCGCAGCGACAACCGGTCCAACGCGGCCCGGGCCGCGCCGGCCGGCAGGTGCTCGAGGTCGGCGAGGATCTCCCGCGACCGGGCCGCGATGGAGGTGTAGGGGTTCGCGCCGTAGTTCACGGCCGACACGTCGCCGCGGTTGATGTCCACCTTCGAGATCTTGAAGGTGGAGAAGTCGTCGGACCACCAGCCCTCTTCGAGCATGAACGCGAAGCTCATCTCGGTGATGTTCTTGTCGTCGACGGCGACCACGAGATCGGACACGTCCTGGCGTTTCGGGTTCAGCCAGGCGTCGGAGCCCAGGCCCTCGTCGACCATGCCGAGGTCGAGGGTCCCGTTCGTGGTCCGGGCCATGGTCACGCCGCGGTGGTTGACCAGGAACGCCACGTCGGGCTCGGCCGCCAGCGTGTCATCGAACGCGGAGTGCTCCACGATCTCCTCGTACGGGCCGAACATGTCCCACATCTCGTACGGGGTGTCCGTCACAGACGCGATGCCGTTGAGGTGGTACAGCTCCTGGCCGTTGCGCTTCTCCAGCTTCGCCCGCAACTGCGCCGGGAACGCCAGCGAGCGGGCTCCCCCGACGCCGCGAGGCGACTCCTGGCACCGTTGCGAGCGCCCGCCCTGCGTGGAAAGCGCCTCGGCTCTCCGCTCGGCCGCCGCCTGGCGTTCAGGGGTCATCCCGGCTGCGCCCTTCATATCGGACCTGTCCATCTCAGACCACCTTCGCCACTGGCGCAGCCGGGAAGTTCGGCCCCGGGACCGGCAGATTCCCACCTGCCTCGTTGACGATCTCCCGCGCCTCGTCCGATGTGATCACCTTGCCGACGCCGAGGTAGATCTTCTGAATCGTCTCAGCGATGTCCCGGTTGGTTCCGAACAGCTTCTCGAACTCCTTCACCTGCTCATCCGTCAGCGGTGGCAGGTTGTCCAGCTCCCGCGCCTCGGACGGGGCGCGCTGCCGAGATGTGATCTGCAATGCGAGCATCTCCGCGCGGGTCTTCGGGTCCATCCGCAGCAGCGCGTCGGTGTTCAGCTTCACGAACCGCGGCCGGGACAGCAGGCTCGACAGCGCCCGCTCCCGGCGGACCACCGCTGGGCCGATGTTGTGGATCAGCAGCTGCAAGTTGCGCTGCACGATGTTCGCGTAGGTGACCGACGAGCCGGACACCGCCGCGTCGATCACGTCGCCGGGGCAGTCGAAGAACCGGGCGATGTCGTTGACGCCGTAGCGCTTGGCCTCGATCCAGTCCGCGCCGGCCTGCGCCGCGCCCATCATCTCGTACTCCCAGTCGCCGCCGAGGACGAGCACGCCGCCGTGCTGCATCGACGCCTGGTGGCGCTGCTGCAACGTCGCGGCCTGCTCGTTCGTCAGCTCCTGCGTCTTGTTCCGCAGCAGCGCCTTCGGCACGCCGCCGCCGGAGAACCACGACAGCGCGAAGTCCTGGATGGACAGGTACTCGCCGATCGACCATGCCGCGTGCGCCACCGGCGAGAGCCCCACATGCAGGCCGCTCTTGGTGTACTGCCGCTCGTGCCACACCTCCGACGGGTCGTACTCCTTCCCGCCGATCCGGTAGTGGTCCAGGCTGCCGGCCTTGACCCTGACCGACACACTCGACACCGGCTGCAGGTCGATGCGGGCCGGCAGGCCGCGGCCGTCCGTCTCGGTGATCAGGCCGAAGGTGTTCCCCGTCTCGTCGAGGTCGAACTGCGACGAGAACAGCCACTCGAGGATGTCGACACGCTCGCCGCCAGGGTTGACCAGGACCGGCGGCTTCGGAACCTCGACCTGCACGCCCTGCACCCGCCGGTAGGCGTCGACCGGCATCGTGGAAATCAAGTTCGCCCGCAGCCGCAGGCACGCCCACACCGCCGAGTGGCGAAGCGCCGTGTCCGCGTTCACCGCGACGATGCCGGCCATCTGCGTGGGCCGTTGCGCCATCAGCTCCGTCGCCGTCGCCCCGGCCCAGTCCCGTTTGGAGAACAGGCTCACGTCTTGGCCCCAGGCGGCCTGGGGGGCTTGGGCGGCCGCGCGATCAGCCAGGAGCCGGCGAGGACCACGACGCCCCCCGATCCCAGCGCCCACGCGCCTATCCAGGGCCAGAGGCCGCCGGTCGGGGCCGCCGCCAGGAGCAGGAGCCCCAGCGCGTCCAGCGCGTCGGTGTACCGCTCATGGCTTGGCCGGCTCGGCAACCCCGGCCTCCTCGCTGTCCGCGTCCCCCGGGCCGTAGAGCGGCAGGAAGGACATCATCACGTCGTAGGACGGTCGGTTCCGCAGCAGCCACGCGGCGCCGGTCACGGCCACGAGCGGGGAGATGTCGCCGGACTTGCGCCGTGACCACGTCCACAGGTCGTCGCCGATGTCCCGGGCTGCCGCCACCGACAACGCCTGGACGAGCAGCGGGTCCCCCGAATGGGTCACGGCCCGGTCCGCGACCAGTTTCTGCAGGTGCGCGCAGCCGCGGCCCATGTCCTGGTTCGTCAGTTGGTCCGGCTCGAGCCCGGCCTCGGCCAGATCCGGCAGCAACGCCGACACAGCGCCCGTGCCCAGCAACGCGAACCGCGCCCCGGGATGGTCCGCCTTCAGCTTCTTCGCCCGCCCGGCCAGCCAGCCAGCGCCCGACCGGTGGTCGGCGACCTCCAGGTGCGGCTTGCCGCTCGCGGTCGCCGCGACGCCGATAGACGCGGACGCGAGGCCAGGGGATGCGTCGAGGAAGAACACCGGGCGGCCGTCGACCTTGGGCAGCTTGTCCAGCGCGCAGGCCGACCAGTCGTCGACGGTGATGCGGCTGCCCGCCTCGTCGGGGGCGTCCCACCAGCCCAGACGCTCGCGGGCGAACTCCTCCGGCGTCAGCGCCAGACGCTCGGCCCGCAGGTAGTCCACGGTGATCCGCCGGCCAAGCGCCGGGTTGGCGAGCAGCCACAGCTCCTCGCGGTCCAACGCGCAGCCTTCGACCCCGGGCCGGTGCGGGCACTGGTCGCGACGCTCGCACGTCGGCTTGTCCAGCGACCCAGGCGCGCACCACTCGATGTACGCCGGAGCGTCCTTGCCGCCGGCACGGCCGCGGTCCCGCACGCCACGCAGCACCGCCGACTCGGGAAGCCCAGCCGAGGAGCCGTACAGCACGTGGGCCCGCCGCCGGGTGCTCAACGTCGGCAGCAACGCGCCCATGTGTCCCGGCTGCAGCGCGAACGCCTCGTCGAGGACCACGAAGTCGCCGCTGAGCCCCCGGCCGCCGGACTTCGATCGGGCCTTGAACTTCAGCCGCCGCGTCGGCCCGTCGCCATGGCCCTTGAGCTCGAACTCCTCCTCGCCGTTGCCGCGGTGGACCTTCTTCACGCGGCGGGACAGGTGGGAGAAGCCGGCGAACAGCTCGTCGAAGTTGCGGAACGACTCCTGCGCCGTGTCGAAGAGCTGCGACGACCAGATGCCCAGCCGGAACGGCGGGAGACCAGGCCGGTCCGGCTCTAGCAGCTTCGTCAGCACGATGCCCTCGAGGACGAAGGTCTTCAGGTTCTGCCTCGCCGAGACGACCGCGCCCTCTAGGGCCGCCGGCATGCCCGCCGCGTTGACCGACATGAGCACGTCGGCGGCCAGGCGCTGCTCCTCGTCGAAGTCACGGCCGACGCTCGCGCACACCAGGGCGACTTTCTCGCCGAGAGAGCCGGCGCGCGGCGGGATGTGCAGGTGGGCCGGCTCGACCATGAGCCGGCCGGGCGCGACGGCGGTCACGCCGAGTCGAAGATCCGGTCGATGATGTCGGCGTCCTGGCCGGCGTCCTTCGTCGCCGCGTCCAGCGCCTTCGCGTAGGCGTTCGCCAGCGAGGCCAGCGCCGAGCCCGCGTGGCCACCTGCGTCGATCCGACGGGCCAACTCCAGGACTAGGACACCCTCAGGCGTGAAAAGCCGGGAGCAGCCGCTCAGGCGCTTCTCCGTGGCGGTCTCCAGCGCCCCCTGCGCCGGAACCGGCGCGGCGGCGCGCTGCTCGACCCCGCGAAGGCTTACGACGCCGCTCTGCTGCCGATTCGACCTCACCCGGCACTTCGCCGAGCAGAACCTCGACCTCGGACGCTGAGCCTCGTAAGCGTTTCCGCATCCGTCGCAAGCACGCTGCATAGCGGCCTCCGGTAACGGTGCGTCACTGATTACGTTACGGGCGCCGTTCAGAGAGGGAAACGATCAC